AGGAGCCTGACGCGTTCCGGCGCGGTCACCTCTTCCTGCACCCGAGCCGGCATGAGGGCAACGCCTACGCCCTCCTGGAGGCAGCGGCGTCAGGCCTGCCGATCGTGACCACCAACGCCGGCCTGTTCGAGGACATCGCCTGGGACGCTGACGGGCGGACGGCGCTGGGTTACACTCTCCCCATCACCGCGACGCCTGAGCAATTCGCCCTCGCCGTCAAGAAGGTCGCGCGGGGGATCCCGCAGGGTTGGTGGGCGCCGCGGCCCTGGGCCGAGGCCAACTGCAACATGACGGAATTTGCCAACCAGTGGGACGCCTTCCTGCGTCAGTTCGTAAGGAGGAAGCGATGACAACAAAGCAGGAGCTCACGGTAGACCGGACGCCGATCCGCGAGGCAGTCGCGAGGGGCTGGTGCCAGGCCGACCAGACCTTGAAGACCATCGACCCCGCCCTGGCCGACGCGATCGTGGCTCAGGTCGCGCCGCTGGTCGACAGGTTGGCCACGGGCCTGGAGGACATGATCGACGCCGTCCAGTGGATGAGCGGCGCCGACGACTTCGAGGTGGGAGGGAAGGCCTGGGTCGGCTGGCAGAAGACGTGCGAGCGCCTGTTCGCGCAGATGGCCCTGCTGAAGTTCTGGAAGGGAGAGGCAACCGATGTTCAAAAGCAAGAGCGGGACGCGGGCGGAGAGGGTCGCGGCGAATAACGAGTGGATGCGCCGCTTCATTGAGGAGCCGGAGCGCTTCGAGCGCGAGTTCGAGGCGGTCTGCCGGTTCAAGACCGAGGAGGCACACGGGCGGGTGCCCTCCCACGGCGAGCGCATCGTCGCCTACGAGGAGTCGATCGTGGCTGACCTGAGGGCCAAGAAGTGAGCCGGATCTATCACTTCACCGTGCCGATGCCGCCCGAGATCCTGAGACCCAACGGGCGCGGATCCTGGGCAGCGAAGCAGGCGTTCGGCAAGGCGTACGCCCAGCAGGTCGGCGACATGATCCACAATCAAGTCATCGCCGCCGCGCCGAGTGCGCCGTGGCCGGAGGCGCGCAAGTACGGGCGCCTCTTGGCCACGATGTGTTGCCGCGGCGCCGCGCCCGACCCCGACAACCGCGTCGGGATCCTGAAGCCTATCATCGACGTGCTCCAGGTCGCCAACCGGAGCACGGGCAAGCGGTACCGCCTCGGGCTGATCACCAATGACCGGCACTTGGAAGTCCAGCCCGTCGAGGCCTGCGCGCAGGAACGGGCGCTGAAGGAGTCCGTGATCGTATTGCGACTGGAGGTGTGGAATGGATGACTCTCCGCCGTTGCAGGCTGACCCTGGGGCCCCCGTCGCGGACGTGGCCGAACTGCTAAAGCAGATGAAGAAAAACGGCGGCCTGCCGCGCTGCGTCGAATGTGGCACGCCGACAACCGGCGCCAAGACCGGCCTCGACGGCGAAAGGATCCCGCTCTGCAAGGACTGCTGCTTCCAAGGTGCGCCGGCAAATCGTGCCGAACGCCGAGCACGCCGAAGAGGGAGGAGACGATGAAGAAGACGAACTTCAGGATCCGCACCCTCTGCCCCTGCGGCCGTCTCCTCGGGACTCCCTGGAGGGGCAATGACTTCTTCCTCGACGCCGTCATCTGCCCGAGGTGCGCGGCCCCGCGGGACGACTGGACGGAGATCGCCCTGCGCTGGGTCGACCTCAGCACCTGGTGGAAGCCCTTCACCTGGCGCAGCGGTTACTGGGAGGATCCGGACGGGCAGGTCTATTTCGAATTCGACGGCCGGCTGGTCAAGAAGGTCGAGCCATGAAGATCTGGATCCAGTCCAGCGCCTTCCTGCCCACGCCGCCGCCGTCTACGGGCGGCCTCGAGACCGTCGTGGCCGAGATCGCCGCATCCCTGGCCCATCGCGGGCATGACGTGACGCTCTTCGGCCTGGCCGGCTCTGCCGTCGAGGGCGTCGAGGTCATCACGGTCGTGCCGTACCGCCAACCGCACCAAACCGAGAGGGCGATCGTCGACAAGATGGAGGGCCTGCGCCGGCCCGACGTGCTATTTGATCACAGTTTCTACCAGTTGGCCCAGCAGCGCTGGCCCGACCTGCCGGTCGTCACGCAGAGCCATGGCTGGGTCAAGATGCCGCCTCACGCCCGCAACCCCGTCTTCTGCTCGCGTCACCACGGGCAGTGGCACGGCATCCCTGACCCCATGCTGGCGCTGACCAACGTCCAGCCGGAGGCCTACGCGCTCGGCGGCCCTATGGCGGGGCGCGGCAACCCCCTCTTCCTCGGCCGGATCGTGCCCTACAAGCGCGTCCACCTGGCTGCTGACCTTTGCTTCACGGCAGGCCTGAAACTGAACGTCGCGGGCCCAATCAGCGACGGCGACTATTTCGCCGCGTCGATACAGCGTCGCATCGGCGACGGCATCTGCCACCACCTCGGCGAGGTCGCGGGGAGCCACAAGGCCGAACTCCTGGCGAACGCCTGCTGCCTCATGTTCACCTCGGAGGCGGAGGAGCCGGCCGGCATCGTCATGCTGGAGGCGATGGCTGCGGGCACGCCCGTCTTCGCCTTTGACCACGGCGCCAACCCCGAGTACATCCTCCACGGCCGGACGGGCTTCCTCTTCAAGGACGAGGCCGACTTCTTGGCCGGTCTGCAGCGCCGCTGCTGGCTCGAGATCGACCCAGTGGAGTGCAGGCGGCACGTCGAGGCCGTCTTCTCACCCGAGAGGGCGGGTGATAGGATCGAGGCGCTGCTCAAGATGGCAGCGGAAGGAGATCGCTGGTAATGACTCCGATTGAATACGCCTGGGAACTCTGCTCGGCCTACTGGCCAGGCCTGCCGCGTGAGGACTTTGACGCCTACGCCGGCGACGACTACGCCCTGGGCCAGCTTGAATGGGCGGACATGGTCGAGAACGGCGAAGGCCCGATGGAAGAACGCATGACGCGCTTCTACGAACGCGCCTTCGGCTGGATATTCGTGCTGCTCCGCACCTGCGACGAACTGGTCAATGCCTGGCCGGATGATCGGCACCGCGCCAATATCGCGCAGTCCTACCTCGCCAGCAACGCCGCCGGCCCGCAGGTGATCTTGGACTATGGGGGCGGGGTCGGCAGCGAGGCGATCTACCTCGCCCAGGTGGGCCACCACATCTGTTATCAGGACGTGGGAGAAATGGCTCGCTTCGCTGCCTGGCGCTTCGAACGCGAAGGCTTGCTGGCGGCAGGCTGGCACAATGGCGTGCGCAACCCGCCAATCCGGCTCTGGAAACCGAATGATGCGAGACGGCGGGGCTACTGGGACGCTATCGTGGCGCTCGACGTACTGGAACACCTGAATGATCCCGCTGGCGTGCTGGCCGATCTTGCCCAAAGCCTCCGGCCTGGGGGCCTGCTGATCGCGACACGGCACAGTTTCAAGGCCCACCCAACCCACAACCCCACAACCTTCTGGCTGCAGCAGAAGATGGACGAAGTGCTGGACGGCCTGGGCTTGAGGCGGTTTGCGGGGCCAGAGGGCCATTACGGGATCGGCGGATGGCGGAAAACGGGGGCGGCGCCCGCGTAGAGCCGCGCGTGGCCGCACACGGTGCCCGTCAGGCGCCGAAATGGGATCGGCGCGGGTGTGGGGGCCGACCGGCCCGAAAAGGAGGCGTGTCGTGCGTGCTGAAGTCTACAACTGGGTCGCCGGTGTGGTGCGGGAGCAGAAACCGCAGGCGCCTGTCCTGGAGGTGGGAGCCCGCGACGTCAACGGATCCGTGAGGTCACTGTTCCCGCCGGCGGGATACCTCGGGATCGACATGGTCGCCGGCCCAGGCGTCGACCTCGTACAGGACATCCTCGGCGCCGGCGGTTGGAGATTCGAGGGGGCCTTTAACACAGTCGTTTGTTGCGAAACCCTCGAGCATATCAAGGAGCCCTGGACGGCGCTCGACATCATGGCGATGGCGCTCAGGCCTGGCGGCCTGCTGATCGTCTCCTGGTGCTTCGCCTTCCCGCTCCACGACGCGGAGCCCGAGAAGGGGCAGAGTGGCGACTTCTGGCGCACGACGCCCCAGGGGCTGGACTACCTGCTGCGCCGCGCCGGCCTGACGGACATCGTCGTCCAGACCGAGGGCTGCGGCCGGCCCAGGAACGCGCCGCCAGAGGAGGCCGACTGGCAATATCCCGTCGGCGTCTTCGCTCACGCCAGGAGGCCAGCGTGATTCGCTTTCGCCATCGACGGGCTTGCCGGCTCTACCGCCGCCTCTGGGCGGCCTGGCGCGATGGCCGCCAGGTGATCCCGCCGTCCTGGCAAGCCGAGAATCCCCTCGCTCTGGGCCGCGTGCGGCGGACGTTCATGCGCGACCTTCTACAGGCCGAAAGGACGCGACGATGACGACCTTCGAGGAGATGCAGCGCGGCGAACTGGACTGGTGGATCGCCTACCTTGGGCACCCCCATGCGGTCAGCCGGATCTTCGCCCTGTACGGCTACCGGTACTTGCCCTTCTTCTTCGAGGAGTTCAATCACCTGGGCGAGGTCGTCGACTTCGGGTCAGGGCCGATCAGCGCCGCGTACATCGCTGAGCCGGCGCCGCGGGAGGTGATCTGCGTCGACCCGTTGATGCCGGAATATCACAAGCACGAACTGGTCTACGGCAGTCCCGTCGTCGAATGGCCGCCCCTGCCCGCCGCCGTCTTCGACACCGCCCTCCTCCTGAACGTCCTTGACCACTGCGAGGAGCCACAGAATCTCATCCGTGAAGCAGCGCGCAGTCTTGTCGGCGGCGGCGGCGCCCTGGTGTGGAGCCACGTAAACCAGGAGACCGACTCGCTTCATCGCACTATTCACGCTGCGGAGATCGCCGGTTGGCTGCAGGAGGCCGGACTGTCGCTGCAGCGAGACGAAGTGAAGACCCACCTGGGAGTCATGTCCTACATGGCGAAGGCGGTCAAGCAGTGAGCGACCGGATCTGGCAGGTCGAACTGGGGTGCGGCCGGCGCAAGGCGGAGGGCTACTTCGGCGTCGACCGCGTTGCCCTCCCTGGCGTCGACCTCGTGCACAACCTGGAGCAGCGGCCCTGGCCCATGGGTGACTGCTCCGTCCGCCGCCTCATCGCCCACCAGACGCTCGAGCACATCGGCGACCTGATCGGCTTCATGGCGGAGGCCTGGCGCGTCTGCCTCGACGGCGCCTGGGTCGAGTTCGTTGTGCCTTTCCACACGGCACCGACCGCCTGGGGCGACCCGACGCACGTGCGCGCCTTCACCTTCGAGACCTTCAGGTATTTCGAGCCTGGCTTCATCCGGCCCTGGGGTGACTACGGGATCCGGACGTATTGGCACATCGTCGAGCAGGCCGCCAACCCCCAGGGGAACCTCTGGGTGCTCATGCGGCCGATCAAGTCGTGGGCCTCGCTCATGGCCCACGCCAGGGAGGCGAGATGGCGCAATCGCAAGCAGAAGATGCTGGGCTGACGGCGACGATCGTCGTCCTGACCCACAACCGGCGCGCGGCGCTGGTGACCTGCCTGCAGAAGATCTGGGACAACACGACGGTTGTTGCCGAAGTCATCGTGGTCGACAACGGCAGCACGGACGGGACGGCGGAACTTCTCAGGGAGTACGCCGTGCCTGAGCGCCCACTGTTTGACGCCATCACCGTCAGCAGCAACGAAGGCGTCTGCGCGCGCAACCATGCCCTGCGCCTCGCCAAGGGCGAGTTCATCCTGCAGGTCGACGACGACGTCGAGGTGGGGCCGCGCTGGGATGAATATCTCCTCGCGCCCTTCACTGACCCCAAGGTCGGCGCCGTGGGCCAGGAGGGCTTCTTCGTGAACTGGGCAGGCCTGCTGTCTGGCCCTTGGGTCGGGCCGAACTTCCTTGACGACCGCCGGCCAGCGCCAGGCGAGTTCTGCGACCTCGTCATGGGCTACTGCTGGGCGTGGCGCAACACCTGGGGGCCGTACCCATCACGCAGCGCGCCGCTTGGCTACGAAGACCGGCCGGTCTTCCTCTACGACGAGCGGTTCAACCCGCATTGGCACGAGGAGACCGACCTGCAGTTGCAGATCAAGGTCGCCGGCTACCGGATCCGCTGCGGCCCCGTGGTCGCGCGGCACCGGAGCCAGAAGGACTGGGCGGCGGCCCGCGGCAACGATCCGCTGATCGGCCTACAGCACGCGGCTGACCACGAGCGGCTGCTGATCGAGAAGTGGCGGGACAAACGCGAGCTCCTCCGGCTGGAACTCGACCGGCGAGGTGAGCAATGAGCATCAAGGACTTCGTGGCCAGGCAAAAGGCGCGGGCCGCCTACCTCGTCGAGCGTGTCCTGACGGCGACGGAGGAGGCGTCAGGAGAGGGCGGCGTCCTCCCGAAGTTGCCGGCGAAAAATGAACGGCGCCGGATGAAGGACGGATCGAAGGAGATCCACACTTCTTGATCAAGATCGTCTTAAGATCTACAACCGGATCGGGTATAGGGGAGTGATCATCCGTCCATCCTTCCTTCATCGCCTGCACGCAGGCGCACGCGCGCGCGAGGACGGGAAATGTTTCACGTGAAACATGGGGGCACGAGATGAGGATCTACGTCATAAGCGAGTTGAACCTGAAGGCCGGCAGCGGCTACACGACCATTACCCGCGGCCTGGCGGCCGAGATGGGCCTCCGCGGCCACGAGGTGAAGATCAGCGCGGTCTGGAACGACGGCGCTGAGCACCGGCTGCCGGCGACAGTCATGCCCTGCCAGCCAGAGATGTTGCCCGTCCAGGCGCGTCAGGTCTTGGACAACTTCAAACCTCAGGTGATCGTGGGCATCGCCGATATCACGAAGCACGTCGAGTGGCAGGCCCTCATGAGCAGCGGCGTCCCGTACATCGGGATCTTCCCGCTGGAGAGCGATCCCCTGGCGCACCCGCACGAGTTCACGCGGGTCATCGAACTGATGGCCATGGCGCTGCTCGAGACCGCCTGGGGAACGAAGTTGTGCCAAGACGTCGGCCTGACGGCGCGCCACATACCGATCGGCATCGACTGCGCCTTCTGGCGGCCGCCACGGGCGGCGGAGCGGCGCGCGGTCAGGGCCCGCATGGACAAGGCTGACGCCTTCGTCGTCCTGACGGTCTGCGACAGCCACGAACGCAAGAACCTGCCGGCGGCGGTCGCGACCGTCGCGCTCTTCTGCGGCAAGAAGATCGAATGGCCGCCAGGATCCGGCAGGAAGATCAGTGGCCCCGAGCCCGTCTGGACTGACGCCCAGATGATCATCAACACGAAGCGCCGGCCGGAAAGCGTCGGCTACTCGATGTGGAACCTCGCGGACTACTTCCACATGCAGAACGAGTTGACCTTCTATCAGCACGACCGCGAGGGCGGCCTCAGTGACGAGCAGTTGCGCGACCTCTACTGGGCGGCCGACGCCTTCCTGCTGACCAGCAAGGCGGAGGGCCTCGGCCTGCCCGTGATGGAGGCCATGGCGTGCGGCCTGCCCTGCGTCTGTACCGAGACCGGCGGCATGGCTGAGAACCTGGCAGATGACCGCGGCTGGCTCATCCCCGCCGAGTACTCGTGCCTGGATCCGTTCGGCAACCAGTACCGGCGATTTGCCGACCCGCAGGCCGCGGCGCAACTGCTGCAGAACGTGCGGATCCAGCGGGTCGATCGGAAGGCGCGGGTGAGCAAGGCCCTGAGGTGGATCCGGCAACGTACTTGGGCCCGCGCGGCAGACGTTCTTGAGGAGGCAATCAATGGGGTCGTCAGCGACACGAAGGAACCGGAGGCGGGCGGATCGGGCGAGTAAGCGCCCGCCGGCGAAGAACCTGCCCGTGTTGGCGCTGCCGTTCCGTGGCAGTGTCGACGTCGTCGTGAGCATCCAGGTCGAGGTCAGCCGGCTGGGGCCCTGCCTCGAAGCCCTGCGCGCTGAGTTGCCGGCCTCAGCGACGATCACCGTAGCGGACTCCGTGCGCGAGACACTCCCTGACGCCGGCAAGCGCCACGAGGAGATCGCCCTGGTCTCGCGCCGGTTCGAGGCCCACGTCATTCGCAACGCCCGCGGTCAGTGGGACGCCCGCAACCGCGCCGCCAGCGCCGGTCAGGCGCCGCTCCTCTTCTTCCTCGATGGCGACGCCGTCCTGGCGCACGGCGCCTGGGCCAAGGTCAGCGACCACATGGGGCGGGAGGACGTCGGCGTCCTCGGGGGCATGCTGCTCTGGGGCCTGAACCTCACCAAGCCCGAGATCAAAGAGGGCACGATCAAATACGCGGGCTTCGCCTTCGGGGCGCGTCTCATGCCCTACGCCCGCTTCCAGGGCTGGCTGCCTGACAACTCGAAGATCTACGCCCGCGATGACCTCCAGGCCGTGCCGGCCGCGATCATGGTGACGCGCCGGACGCTCTTCCGAAACCTGCATGGCTTCGACCCCGCCGACAACTTCAAGGGGCTCTGTTACGCTGACGCGCACTACTGCGTGCGGGCCCGCGCCAATGGGCTCCTGGTCGCGTTTGAGCCGACGCTCTTCGCGGTCACGGCCCGCGAGCCGTTCGCCGTCGACGGGCAGGAACTGCGCGCCGGCGGCCAGGTGCTTCAGGCCATATCGCGTCACCTCTGCCAGTTCGACGAGTACCGCCTCCTCTGACCGGCGGGAACGTCAGGCCTGAGCCGGTCGACCATATCAGGTGAAGGGAGAGCCCCATGAGCGAGCCCGACGCCGCCACCATTGACGCCCTCGAACTCGAGATGAACGCCATCGGTTTCCTGACCGGAACCGTCGCGGCCCTCGACGACGTCGCCTACAAGATGGCCTGGCAGGTCGCCGAGGACTACCTGGGCACGAACCTCATCACCGGCACCGTCGCGGCCGAGCGCCACATCTTCCCTCAGGGCTGGCTCGATTTTGACCTCAACTTCCGCTTCCTGCAGTTGGACAAGACATACCTCGTCAGCGTCACGACCGCGACCGTCGTGCATGACCTGGGCAGTTGCGACTGCGACACCGACGACGTCAGCGCCTGCGTCCTGGCCTACGACCTGCGCCAGTCGACCGTCGAGGTGCGCGCCAGCAGCGGCGCCATCTCGGCCGGTTGCACATGTCTGCTGGATCTGAAGCCCGCTTGGGTCGACGTGACCTACGTCGCGGGCATCTGGGCCTGCCTCGCGGACATCCCCGCCACGGTGAAGGTCGCGCTGGCCATCCTGGCGAAGGAGTTCCAGGCGCTCGGCGCCTCGGGCGGCGCCACGGTGAGCGCTTCCTTCGTCACGGAGTGGCAGAGCATGGACTACCAGGAACGGCTCAATCTCACCACGACCGTCCTGGGGTCGAGTCCCCAGGCCAACATGGCGGCAAGACTGCTGCGGGGCTACAGGGTGACGCGCATGGTGGGGTTCCGCGGTCGGCCGGCCGTCGACTGATCGTTTTTTGGTTAACAATATTGGCCGAAAAGTGCAGCGTACTTAACAGGTCAGACCCCGCCATAATGCGGCGGTAAAGTGAGCAGATGCAGGGCCTCGTCGTCATCGTCGATATCTACGAGCAGCAGCACGCGGCCGATGACAGCGTCGGCGGGGCGGTGCGCACGGACGCGCTCCGCTACGCTGGCGTCCAGGCGCGGATCGCCAACGACCGGCCGTCTTCAGACGTCCGCATACAGGGAATCAAGCTGCCCAGAACCGTCCGGATCATCCTCTTCCCTGACGCCTACGGTGCCGTCCAGGCGGAAGACATCGTCGTGCCGCGAGACGGGCCGTGGGCCAACCAGCGGCTGAAGGTGACGGGTGTGCAGCGCTCCAGTCTCGGCGCCGGCGACCCACGCTCCCACATCCAGTTGACCGCGATCCACACGGACTACGCGCCAGGGGTGCCCTGATGCCGGTCGAATACAAGAGTCACCTGAGGGGCAAGGCCGGACGCCTGGACATGCGCGTCCGGCTGGTGATGCAACTGGCCGGCCTCGTCCTGGCGGAGCAGATCCAGGTCTTCGCCCCGCTGCAATACGGGCACCTCACCCGCGGCATCAAGGCGGGCACGCCCACCATCCAGGGCGGCCGGATCATCGAGACGCTCTACTCGCAGCAAGGCTACTGGAAGTTCCTCGAGTTGCCCCTGTATACGAAGGGCAGGCACTTGGGGCCGAAGTCCGTCGCGAAGGGTGCCAAGATGCCCTTCATCAAGCCAGCCTTCCGCGCCAAGAAGAAGGAGCTCCGGAAGCTCATCCGCGACGGGTTCCGCGCGGCGCTGAAGGATATCTCAGTGCCGAGGACGGCCAGATGATCACACCACGCCAGGCGCAGGCCTCGGTCATCGCCCTGCTGAAGGCTGACGCAGCGCTGGTCGCCGTCGTCGCGGCCGAGATCCGCGAGGCGGAGTGGCAGGGCACCGCCTTCGTCTACCCCGCCTGCCGCGTCGACGAGAGTGACCTGAGGCCCCAGGGCACGGGCGGCTGCGCCGAGGAGTGGACGGCCCTCACCGGCGCCATCCGCGTCTTCAGCAAGGAGGAGTCCTCGGGGCAATGCCTCGACCTGCTGGGTCTCGTTCAGACCGCGATCCAGCGCCGGCACCTGATCGGCCTCGGCTACACCAGCCTGGAGATCAAGGTCGACATGACCGTGCTGCCGTACCAGGAGGAAAGCATCTGGCGCGGCGAGGTCACCTTCTACACGACCCTCATCCCCACCTAAGTCCTCAACGCCTCCCGCCGCCCGTCGACCATTAGAGTGACAGCACATCCGCGGGCCCTGACCCGCCCAAAAGGGAGGCGAGAATTATGCCAACTCTAGGAACGGGCACCAGCATCCCCGTCGGGCCGGAAAGTCCTGACGAGGACATCTACCTGGAGGGCGGGCCAGACATCTGGTATCAGGACTCCGATGCGCCAGAGGCCCACAACCCCGACAGCGACGGCTACTACTGGGGTATTTCGGGCTCCGCGGCCTACCCCCTGATCCCGCTCGGGTGCTACGACGACCTCCAACTCGTCGACACGCGGACGTCGACCGTCGTCACCTGCGCCTCCCTGGGCAACGTGGCCCAGATGCAGCGCCGTGACGCCCTCGAAGTCCAGTTGACGGTGAAGTCGCTCATGCCCCTGGCCAACCTGACGCACCTCATCGGCGGCGGCGCCGTCGTGCATAACGCCGCTGAGGAGACGGAGAAGATGGGCATCGGGGCGCTGCCGCAGAACGACTTCTATCACGTCTTCATGAGCCGCGTCTACGACGAGACGGTCGGCGACTACGTCTCGATCACCCTGCACAAGGTGCAGTGGATCGAGGCGACGCCGCTGAAGATGGCCTACGGCGAGCCCTGGACTTATGCGATCCGCGGCATGGCGCTCGCGGACAGCAGCATGCCAGCGGCTCAGCGGTTCGCCACCTGGCTGCGGTACGACCCGAGCGCGCTCTAGTCGGGAGGCCGCTTGAGGCGGCAACTGGTCGACTATCTGGAGGCCCTAAGCCTTCGCGATGCGACCGCCGAGATCACACTCGGCGGTCGTGTCTTCGCCGTCAGGCGCGGGCGCCTGGGCGACCACTATCGCCTGGCCGCTTTGTCTGTCGGCCTGAAACTGCCGGCCGGCGCCGCCGGCTACGTTGCCCAAGCCAGCGGCCTCGACCTCCCCGAACTCTCGCCGACCGCCGGCGAGATCGCCGAGGCCTTCTGCACCCTCCATGACCTCAACGCCTTTCGCGGCACGTTGCCCGTACAGTGGTCAACGGCGCCCGAGGCGAACGACCGTCCCGAGGACTATCCTCACCGCGCCCTGAGCAGCCTGGTGGCCAACCTCGCGCGCGCTTATGGCTGGACGGCCGACCATATCCTTGAGAGGGTCGGGCCCGAGGAGGCGGTCTGCTACCTGCAGGAAGCGGTCGTCGCCGAGCATGCTGAGCGCGGTTTCTTGTGGGAGATCGCCGACCTGCGCGACCGGAATCACCGACATATCAACTACCCGCCACTGCCCTGGGCGAAATTGCAGCGGCGGCGCGGCCGGCCAGCCGGCCCATTGCCAGAGAAGTTCCGCCCACAGGGCCTTCAGTTCACCCTGCCGGAACGCAAGAAGGGAAAGGGGATGCCCAATGTCTAAGGTCACTGTCGCGGGTACCGATCACGAGGTGCCGCCCCTGAACGGCGTGGCCGGTCTGGAGGCGGCGCAGATGCTGATCCCTCACCTGGTGGTGGCGCAGGGCGCTATCGACCGCCTGGCCGTCATCGCCGCCACAGCGCCCGTCGATGAGGCGGGGAACGTCCAGTTGGGCCAGGTGCAGATCCAGGGCGCGCTCTCGGCTGCAGCCGGTATCGGCGAGGCCATGCTGCCGCTGCTGAAGCCGGACGACTTCGTTCACCTGACGTCGCTGTTGACGTCCGTGCCGGAGGAGGAACTCCGCAAGGCGACGCTCGGCGAGCTCCTGGACGCCGCTGCGGTCGGTCTGGTGAACGCCGACATCCGCTCCATCATGGGCGCGACGGGCAAGATCTATCAGGAGATTCTCAGGGGCAGCCGCAACGCGGCACCGGCACCACAGCCCTCCGAGGCCAAGCAGTTGCAGGAGGAAGCGCAAACCGAGTTCGCCGAGCGGCCGCCCGAGGCTCCGCCCGAGGAGTAACGCATGGTCTCTCCAGTCGGAGGAGGCAGCGCAGTCGACGAGGCGATCTTCCGCCTCGTCGCTGACACCCGCGGCTTCATCACCAGCGTCCAGAGCGCGGGGCAGCAGGCGGCAGGCCAACTGAGGCAGGTCGACGCCGCTGCCGAGAAGAACGTCAGCACCGTCGGCAAGATCGGCTCGCAGTTCACCAGGATGGTGGGCCTGGCTGCGGCCGCAGCCGCGGCCTTCGCCGCCGTCAAGTTCGGTACGGGCGCCGAGCAGTACGAGGCGACGCTCTCGCGCATCTGGGCCCTGACGTCCCTGACCACAGACGAAGTTAACCGGATGGGCAGGGAGATCGTCGAAATGGCCCCCGAGATGGGCAAGGGCCCGAACGAACTCGCCGAGGGCTTCTACTTCGCCGCCTCGACGATCGACGACGCTGATAAGGCCCTGGCCGTCCTCACCGCCAGCGCGAAGGCCTCCTCCGTTGGCCTGGGCGACACCAAGACCGTCGTGGACGCGCTGACCAGCGCGATGAACGCCTACAACCTCGGGGCAGACGACGCTGCGCGCGTGACGGACATCCTGCTCAACACGGTCAAATACGGCAAGATGGAGCCTGCGGATCTGGCGCAGTCGCTCGGCCGCGTCCTGCCGGTCGCCTCCGCGCTGAAGCTCGAGCTCGAAGACCTCGGCGCCTCCCTGGCCGTCCTGTCGAACGTCGGTCTCAGCACCGAGGAGGCCGTCACGGCCGTGCGGCAAGTCCTCGTCACTCTCATTAAGCCGACAAAGCAGGCAAACGACCTTCTCAAGAGCGTGGGGCTGGACGTGGGCGACCTCCGCGACAGCCTCGGCACAACGGGGCTCCTGCCGACGCTGAACATGATCATCGACGCGACCGAGGGCAACGTCGACGCCCTCAGTGAGATCTTCCCCAACATCCGAGCCCTCATCGGCGTCCTGGGAACGGCCGGCGTCCAGGGCGAGCGCTACGGCGAGATCCTTGAAGGCATTCGGAACGGGATGGGCGCGACCGACATAGCCTTCGAGCACCACACGCACACGCTCGAGTACGCCCAGCAGCGTCTGCGCGCTACCATCGAGGCGGGCGCCTACAAGATCCTGCTCACGACGCTGCCAGCGATCTCCGCCGCGCTGAGTGATACGACCCATGCGTTCGAGACGTTGGAGCCCGCCCTCTCGCCCGTCGGCAGCAGTCTGAAGGTCATCGCCGACGTCCTGAACGCGCTCAAACCGATCCTCGTCATCCTGACGGCCCTCTGGGCCGCGCATCGCATCCAGATGCTCTTAGTCGCCTCCGCTACCTGGCAGGCCGCTGCCGCCAACATGGCCATGCTGACGGGCGGGCCCTCGCGGGCCCTGGCGTCCGCGACGATGGGCCTCGCTGCCGGTACCGTCGCGCTGGCGACATCCTGGGTCGGCGTCGCCATCGCCATCGGGGCGACGGACATCGCCCTGCGGAAGATGACCGGCAGCGGTCTCCTCTCCTGGCTGACCGGCGCGGCCCAGGCGCAGCGGCGATACGCCGAATCGCTCCGCGAGACGGGCGACGCCCAGCAGCGCATGAACGACCTTGTCAAGGAAGGCATGACGGCCCAGCAGGCGCAGACCAAGGAGTTCGAGAGGCTGGCCGCTCGGGCGAAGGAGGTCGTGGAGCGCAACCTCCCGCCCTCGGGGCCGTTCATCCCCTCCCCGACGTTCGACATCAAGGAGCCCCTCTTCGGACTGCTGAGAACCAGGCGCAGCGAGGCGCAAAAAGAAGCGGTCTCCGACCTGAAGGCGCTGCACGAGCAGGTCATGAAGCTCAATCCGTCCTATCAGCAACTGCGGGACTTCACTGCGGGCAGCGACGCCATGACGAAGCTCTTCGCCGATGACCTTGACCGGCTCAAGGAGGCCTTCGACGCCGTCGCCCTCCAGCAGGAGGTCGACCACATCAAGGACATGGCCGACGCCATGAGGGACGCCGCCGAGGGTACAGTCGAGCTCGTCGACGCGGCGAAGACACTGAAGGAGCAATACTCGGCCCTGGACGCCGCGATCTCGCTGGCCGGCGACACGCTCAAGGGCCAGGAGGCCACGACCCTGGCCTACCTGAAGCTCCAACAAAGCAACCTGGAGCGCCAGAAGAATCTCGCGCCCGTGGGCACCTGGACGTCCGACCAGGAGAAGCAACTGCAGGCGACGAGCAAGGCGATCGAGAACGTCACCGCACAACTCGAAACCGGCAAGAACGCCCTCGCGCTGTACGGCTATTCGATGGTCACCTACCTGGGCGGCAACCTGGTCGACTCCGCGAACAAAGTCACCGAATTGGGCGACCGCTTCTCGCAGTTGCCGCCCGAAATCATCACGCTGATCAAGGCCGTGCTGCCCGAGATGCAGATGGCCCAGATGTACCTGTTCATGGAGGCCCTCCGCCGCGGGGCCACCTTCAACGTCGCGATCAAGGTCTCCTCGGCGGGGACGGAGAGCAACCTGAAGGCCTGGGCCGAGTCGTGGGACAGGATGAGCAGTCGACAGCAGGCCTACGTCAAGGGGAAGCTCGCCATCACCGGCCCGAACGACCCGACAATACAGGAGCTCTACGACCTCAGCCAGGCCGTCAACGCCTTCGATGAGAGCGTCAACGCCCTCTTGCCCACGGTCACGGGCTCCGGTGCCGCGGCCGCCAAGGGGATGAGCGAGGCCGAGAAGGGCCTGCGGGCCCTCCAGGCGGCCTTCAAGGCTTCCGGCATGACCGCGCTCGAGTGGGCCTTCGTGATGAAGATCGTGCAGCAGGCGGCGAAGGACTTTAACCTGTCGGGCGAGCAGATGGTCGAGATCCTGCGCCTCAGCGGCCTCTCGGCCATGGAGTTCGCCCAGCGCCTCTGGGCCCTGACCGTCCTGGAGCAGGTCAAGCGGGATGCGACCGAGGCGGCCGATGCCGTCGACGGTCTCTATGACGCCTTCAGCAAACTCTACGGGCAGCCCACCAGGGAGGAGGCCGCCCTGAAGCTCACACTGGCGGACTTGAAACTGAGGCGGGAGGAATCGCTGCAGTACGCCGGAGCGAACAAGGGCAGCGTCGCGGCCTACGTCAGGGAACTGGACAAGCAGATCGCTCAGATCGAGGACGACCTCGAACTCCGGCGCCTGCACCAGGACGTCGCGCGGGCCGAGTTGGACGTCTCCAACCAGGTGCTCCTCAATGACCAGCAGCAGTTGACCGTCACGGGCTGGCTCATCACCGCGATGGGCGGCGCCTCGGCCAGCGCCGCAGCCCTGGGCACGACCGCCTTCGCCTCATCGATCCGACTGCAGCAGTGGACGCGGGATCTCGGTAACTGGATGGAGGCCATCGGGGCCACGAGGCCGGAGGGCTTCCAGGGCGGCGGCATCATCCCAGGGCCCCGCGGCGCGCCGATCTTGATCCTCGCACACGGCCAGGAGGTCATGCTGACGCCTGACCAGTATGCGGAACTGCGGGGCGGTTACGGCTTCAACATGCCCATCAGCATCACGGCCCAGGGCGCCGACTTCGATATGATCCGGCGCGCGGCGCATGAGGCCGTCGAGGCCGCTCTCCAGGGATCGCGGGCCCGCTGGTATCGGGCCGGCGCGAGCCTGAGCGGCTCCATCGGATAGGAGGCGCACAGTGGCAGGTTTCAGCACCTTCACTTTCACAGGAGACGAGGGCGTCATCGCCGGAACAGACTCCGGCTGGGTGCCGGAGCCGAGCGTCCGACGGGGCAAGAACCTCGGGGCGATTCGTGACTCCCTGCTGGTCATGAACGTCGGCTCGATGATGCGCTCCTTCACCGTCTACCTGACGCCCGCGCGGTTGACCGTTCTGCAGGCGCTGCAGAATACCGTCGCGACCTTCACTGACTGGTTTGCCACGCCGGTCAGCCGCACGGCCTTCCTGCTAAGTGCCGTGCCGACTGACGTGTCGATGCCAGGCCTGGGCGTGGCGGGCGAGTTGCTACAGGTGAGGGTGACGCTGATCTCGCAATGACCACCATCTCTGACCTCTACAAATTCACCGACGCCAAGACCCATTCTTGGCGCATCATGATCGGCGCTGTGACGCTCACAGACGTCGAGGACGCGGGCTGGGACTTCAAGGTGGGCGTCATCCCCACGGCCTTCATCAAGGTGCCTGGGCGGGCGCCAGCCGCGGCTGTGTACCAGGCCAGGGTGACGATCGACACCGGCTTCGACGGCCTGATGGAGCGCCAGTTCACCGGCATCGTGCAGGACGTCGACCCCTCGGAGCAGGGCGACACCATCCGCTGCGTCGGCGAGTCCTGGCCCCTGGACGTCAACTATCACGAGGTCGTGTACACCTTCAACAACGTGACGGCGCACGACGCCCTGGAGGATCTGTTCGACGACTCGGGCATCGAGCACTTCGCCGTCAGCGTGCCCGCCTGGACGATTTGCAGCGTCCTGGAGCAGGAGCACGAGTGGGAGACGTACGGCGAGGCCATCACGGCCATCGGCGAGGTCGACGGCTGCCGCTGGTACGAGCTCCCGACCGGCACCGTCCGGATCCACGAGCAAGACCCCATCCCCGCCGCGACCTACTGGCGCACCTACTTCACCGGCGTCTTGGCGCCTGGCTACACGATGACCTGGCCGGCCGGCACGAGCGAGGCGGTTGACGGCTACCCGCGGATCCGCAATGTGGGCGGGCAGTCGCGGCTGCGTGACTGCAAGAACCGCGCCCGCGTCATGGGCGCCGTCATCGACACCGCCGGCGGGCACGGCACCACGGATGCGGTCGACATCACCGCGACCGCCTACGCCGCCTCGCCGTGGGTGCTGAACCCCGACGGCTCCCAGGCCTATAACGACCTGCTCTTCAACAGCGACCTCATCGACACGGACGACAAGGCAGGCGACGTCGCCGTCCGGTTGGTGGTGGCCAACAACCGCCTCGTGATGACGGTGAACGTCCAGATCGAGGGCGACCCCGAGATGCGCCTCTGCCGCACCGTCCGGATCGTCGACCCCGCCTACTCGGGCATCAACAGCCGCTGGTACGTCGAGGGCTACAGCAGCCGGATCAACAAGGACGACTTCGTGACGAGCCTGACGCTCATCGGCGGCCCCGAGGCGGGCTCGCAGGTGATGATCGACCCCTTCGCCGTCTTCAGCTACTCCATCGAGCGCGAGGTCATCGGCGACAAAGAGTGGGCGACCGTGACGTTCGACGCGACGCCGTCCTACGACGTCGACGGGCACATCGATAGCTATCTCTGGAGCGACAACCTCGGCATCATCGCGGGCACCGACGCGGTCATGAACGTGCGCTGCGACGCCGAGACCACGACCGGCTGGCTCGTCACCCTCACCGTCACGGACAACGACGGCCTCACCAACACGCTGACGATTCCCGTCGACGTCCAGCCCGCCACAAACCCCGACGTCTTCATTCCGGCCCTCTTCGTCGCCTTCGGCACCCACGCTTCCGGCACACCGGACGGCGGCGTGACGTGGAACGACCAGGCCCTGGCGGGGTGCATCTCGGCTGGCGCCAAGGCGGCGGACGGCGTTCACTCCGGCATCGGCTGCTTCGGCACGTCGACCGGCGAGATCTACCGCACGACCGACTGCTGCGCCACAGCCCCGACGCTGGTGCTGGACAACGCGGGCGGCGGGGCCGGTTACCCCGTCAACTACATCTGGTGGGATCTCAACCAACCGACCGTCGTGTGGGCCGTCACGGACAACGGCAGCCTCTACTGGTCGTGGGATGACGGCATTACGTGGGTTCTCTACGACGACCTCGCGGCTCTCTTCGGCCTGGTCAACATCAAATGCACGCGCATCGGAACTCCTATCGGCGGCTCCGTCTGGGTCTTCGGCGGCACCGGCACGGGCTACCCGTTGATTGTCCGCGACCCCGTCGTGGGCTCGCACAACTGGGCGGGCGTGAGCCTGGGCACGGTAGCGAACAGCGAACTGATGGCCGACCTGGACGCCAGCGCCTACCCCGTCGACCTCTACGTGGCGGACTACGCGGATCCTGGCGGCTACGCGGCCATGATCCTGAACTCCGCGACGCACCCGACGGCGGTCTACGGCACGGACGACATTCACGGCGACGGCTCGCACTGGAAGAGGGCGACGGGGCTGCCGGCCAAGACCTACGGCAAGTGGCTCTCGCTGGACGCCGACCCCGCGAAGTTCGCCTTCGGCTTCAATGACAACGTGAACTACGTCGGCGACGTGACGGCGGGGGCGCTGGCTGTTGCGGCGGCGGCTGCCTCGCTGGACGTGGGCGACTTCCCCAATCACGGGATCTGGCTCGGCTGGTGGGTCAACGGGAAGGCCGGCACCTACATCGTCGCCGCGGAGGCGACCGGCACGACTGCCGGTACGCTCTACAAGACCTGGGATCGGTTCGCTCACGTGGGCAAGATCCGGCCCGCGACAGGCTTCACCGCGCCGCCCGCGGGCGCGAAGGCCAAGATGGTCGCGATGGGAGCGCCAGGGACGTCGGTGCCTGGCCTCACTGGACTTATCGTCCAGCAGGGTGCGCTGGGGAGCGCCGCCGCCGCCACGTATCAAGTCGCTAAGTTGTTTGGAACATGGGCACCAGTATCGAGCAACGCTGAGGCGGCGAGTCCGAAGACGCTGAGGCGGCTGGGGGCAAATCTGTATCGCATCCTCGCCTATGAGGCCGAGAACTCCTACAACGGCCCACAATTCGGCCAATTGCAGCGATCACCGGACGGGGGCGTGACGTGGTCGAATGTTGGCCCTGCACCGCTTCACGCGGGCGGCGGTACGGATGAATGGGGTTGCAATTCGGTCTGCATCGCAGCAAACGGCTACCTCTTCGCGAGCTACTGCGGCAATGCAGTAAGCGATATTGGCGGCACCTACTGGGGCGAAATCTGGCGGAGCACCGACGACGGCGTGACGTGGACGCGCGTCTATCAGGATGCGAACCAATCGACATACAACAACACGATTCATGGGATCGCCGCTCACCCGCTGAACCAGAATATCGTGATCGGAATCGGTGGCGTCTGGAACCACAACCTCTCGCTCTACACGACGGCTGATGCGGCGGCGGCGGCACCTACGTTCACGAGGAGACAGGGCGACACCTATCTCGGATTGTTCCGTTATCAGAAACACGCGATCTTGGCGAATGGTCGCGTCATTATTCTGTCCTATGTGACAGGCGCTTACTACTGTGACAATCCAACAGCGGCGACACCGACGATTACGGCCGCCACGACTCAATTCGTTGGCGCTACCTATAAGAACTGGACGCTGGCGCGCGGCAGTACAAATGACGTGCTGTTCGCATCTTATGGCAACGCGCTGAGTGGATACGTGGCTCGAAGCACGGACTTCGGCAAGAACTGGGTAACGCTGTTGCGCCATGGCAGTGCCTTACCGGACTTCCCGACGCTGTACAACGTCATCTCGTTGTACTACGACTCCGTGAAAGATACCTTGTACATCAGCGCGAATGGGTACCCGCAAATCTATATGCTGGCGTTCGCCAGCACCCGCGCAGCGCCGACAACGGCTGCGGACTGGGTAGACATCAGCTACAACCTCGATACGGTGCTGGCTGGCGACGATGACATCGGCCCGCATGGGATCGCCCAATGAACAACGAGATCGACTGGCTGCACGAACGGATCGAGGAGCACGCGCGGGAACTGCGCCGGCTGAAGAAGTGGCGCAACACCGTCGGCTCGGGCGACCACATCCGCTCGACCGCCATCGTGGGCTCGACGCCGACGGGCGGCGGCGGCACGGGCATCGTCACGACCGCGCCCATGTGGTACCTCTGGCAAAACCAGTCGGGCGCGCTCCGGCAGCAGGGCACGCTCGTCACGCAGGCGGGCAACCGGACGTTCGGCGTCACCACGACGCCGGACGACGAGCTCGTGATAGGCGTGCTGGACGAGGCGGACGTGGCGGTCGGGGATGACGCCCTGGTGCGGCACATCGGCTTCCAGCCTGTGGTGCTCACACAGGGCGTTGTGGCGGCCGGACACTACCTCAGGGCATCCACTACCGCAGGCCGCGCTGAAGACGCCGGAACGGCGCCTACGGCGGGCACGTTCGGCTGGGCGCTGACGGCCTCGGGCGGTGGCGCCTCCTCCGTCGTGGCCTTCATCGACACCGGCCTCCGTCACCCCCTCAGCGGCGGCGGCGGTATGTCCGGCACGGCCAACCTGTACGTCGACGGCGAGCTGTTCTGCTCCAGCCTCGACCTGAACATGGAGGAGGGCGAGGGGATCTGGATCTCCGGCTCCTGCGCGGGCGGCATCGGCACCTGGAAGGTCGGGGCCTACGCCACCGCGCCCTCCAGCGGCGGCATGAGCGGCGTATCGGTCGCACTGGACGGGACGGACTTCTGCTTCGCGGGCGGCCTGGACTTCCATCAGGGCAGCGGCGTGTGGATCTCGGGCACGTGCGCTGGCGGGCAGGCCGACGTGACGGTCGGGGCCTACGCGCTGCCGGCCCCCACGTCCATCTCGGGCGTCGACTGGGGGGCCAACGAAGGGCACCTGGGCTTCGGGAATGCGGCAGACTTCCGAGAGGGCGCGGGTGTCTGGATCAGCGGCACGTTCGTCGACGGCGAGGCCATCTTCGACGTCGGGGCCTACCCCGCCGACGCGCCGCCTACGTCCATCTCCGGCGTTGACGTACTGCTGGAGGACGGCGAGGTCTGCTTCGCCCGCGCGCTCGACCTGCACCAGGGCCAGGGCATCTGGATTTCGGGCTCCTGCGCCGACCAGGAAGCCGAGATGACCTTCGGGGCCTATCCTGCAGCGCCTCCGCCCACCTCGATCTCCGGCGTCGATTGGTGGGCGGGCGGCATGCCGCTGGCGTTCGATAACGAGGTCGACATTCGGGGCGGGCCTGGAGTCTGGATATCAGGGAGCGTTGTCGATGATCGGCCGGTCTACCTAGTCGGCTCCTATGAGACCTATTCCCCGCACGCGATCGTACTCACCGTCGCGGGGATGGTGAGCGGCTGCTACTCGAACGTGGCCGATTTCCCCCTACCGGCGCCCTTCGACTTCTACCTGCGCGAGTTGAGGATCAAGGCCCGTACGGCACCATCGTTCGCCACCGTCTTCCGCGCCACGGCGGATGATGCCAGCCTCGGCGAGATCACCTTGCCCAGCGGCACCGTCCACGCCTATAGCGACTGCGCCGACGTGTGGATCAGCGGCGGCAGCAACCTCGACCTCGACCTGCGGTCGGCCAATTGGACAGGCGAGAACTTCGCTGTCCTGCTGGTCGGCTGGGCACTGAATGGGGCGTGGGCATGACCGTCCGCCTGGCGACGGAGAAAGACCTCGACGTGCTGTCGACGATGCTGGCCGACATGGGCCAGGTATGGAGCGACGCGGCCATCCTGCGGGCCGTCAAAGATCCCTGGATCACTATGATCCATGAATCGGCCAAGGGCCAGCGCGACGGCTTCTATATCGCACAACCGCTCGAAGGCAAACTGGGCAGCGCCCTACTCGGCCCCGCAGACGGCCCGCACGATAGCCACGAGGCCTGGCTCCGTGCCATCTGTGAAATGGGGCTGGCCATCGAAGACGAGGAAACCAGGCGCCGGCCCAAGATCGATCCCGCCGAATGCTGGTCAGTCACGCGCATGTGGACAACCGTGGGGCCGCTTCGGGACACGATTGATAGCCGGATGGCTTTCGAAATGCGCGACGGGGCTGGTAAGCAGGGCTTCGATGATGTGGCCGACCTAAAGGATGCCAAAGGCAAGGTGATTGCAGCCGGCGTCCGCACCTACTGGTATCGTCGGCCTGCGCTCGTAGCGCGCGCCAAGGCGTTCCTGGCGGGGCTAAAATGACGTTGGTGTGGAACGCCTTCCAGGGCGGCGAAACGCGCGATCCCCTTTCGGATGGCTGGACGGACAACAACCATAACTTCATGAAGACCTCTGACGATGCAGGGGTCAAGACCTACATCGTGACGGCACCTGTAATTACGGGGTCGGGCGCAATCAAGATCGGCGTCCCTGGCTGGTACGGCAACACGGGCGCATTACTTAGCGCACCCGCCGGTAAGGTAGTCGTCATTGAAGCTTGGCTATGCCTGGATGGGCCGCCTCCAGCCGCCTTTCTCCTCCTGGGCGATAGATTCTGGCCGGCGATCGACCTCTACTGTGGCGCTAACCGCAGGCTCCAACTTAGGAAACCGACGGGGGCCGTGAGCCCCTGGTCACGTACGCCCTTGGCGACCGATGCCGCCACGCTCAAGCACGTCGTCTGGATTATTGATCCCCTGACCCTGGGTACGGCCCACGTGTTGCACTATCTCCTGATCGATTCGGTGCTGCAGTGGGCCGTTGACGCTGGCCCTGAGCCGATATATGACAGCATCTACCAGGTGCGCGTCAACTCGGATGGGCACGTTTCGATCTACGCGGACGATGTTTGCGCTGCCTATTCCACCGACCCCGCTGACGCTCCCCACCTAGCCCGCGTTCCCATAGGCAGGGTCGCCGCCCAGCACCCCGCCGGTGCTGGCATTAACGCAGCCTGGGGCCTCTTTCCGAACGCCGGCGAAAGCGCCCACCAGGATTGGGATGACCCGACAGGCAACGATGGCGACAGTACCTACCTATTCGCGGGCATCCCCAACAAGCTACACGATTCCGCGATGCAATCGGCCGATGCTTTAGGTTGGGCGGCGGGCGCTGCGATCCTGCGTTCTCCCGCCTATACGATCATCCACAGGACGGTATCGGGGTCGAAGTTCAACGGCCAGACGCTTTGTAGTCTGGCCGCCCCTGAGATCATATCGGGGCCTGATACGGCCTATGTGGCGTGGGGCGCGGCACTACCTCGGTCGGCTGGCTCTTGGGCCAGGGCCGACCTGGGAACTCTTACGGTAGGCGCCCAAACAGGGATCACTAACCACGATAAGGAATGGCGAGTGACCGCGCTGATGATGCAGTGGCTCTATGCAGAAGCCTACCTGCCCCTCTTACCGGCCGGACGCGCTGGCCGGCGCTATGCGCCGCTAGGCTACAGCCAGGTCGTTTGATGTCCCTTCTCCCGCGACGCGGCCCGTGCTATGATGGCGCCAATGGAAAATATCGCGGTCGGTGATCTACTGACTTTGCCCGAAGTCATCGGCATGATCGAGGCAGCGGCGCGGCGCGCCGGCATCCACGATGGGATCGGCAACCTTGACGAAGAGGACGTGCGGTCAGAACTGACCTGCGTTGCCCTCGTGGCGGCGCGGGACTTCGACCCGACGTCAAAGGCCCGCTTCACGACCTACCTCTGGCCTCGTCTCCTCGGCGCCACTTACGACCTCCTCCGCCGTCACGGCCGGCACAACCGTTCAGGCTACCCCCGCCTGGTGTTGGCGCCCATCGAGGCGGCGGCCTCCGCCTCCATCCCCGAGACTCATCCTGACGACACGATCGATCTGAATGACGCGATCTCGCGCCTGCCGTCGGCTGAGCGTGTGGCCTTACTGATGCGCGAATACGGACAGCAGCCGGCCACAGCGATCGCGGCCCTTGTCGGCGGTGACAAGACTTCCGCGCGCCTGCTCTCGCGTCAGGCGGTTCGTCGTCTGCGCGTAGGGCTGGGATCCGATTAGGATCCGATCGGTCGACAATAGCAGCAGGAGGAACGGCGAATGCAAGGACGCAAGCGGCCTGCTCCTGCCGAACCCGCCCAGCCAACGCCACCGCTCGAGGTCTCCGTGGCCCGTCTCCAGGAGAGGGTCGACGGCTTCCAGACCACGACTTTCCCTATGTTCTGCAAGAGCCTGGATGACCGCATAAAGGGCTTCGACGGCCGCCTGGGCGCCATCGATGACAAACTCGAGAAGGTAGTGCTCAAGAATGGCGAGTTCGACAAGGTGAAGAAGATGGCGGAGGAGTGGGCGGCCTCGAACCTTCGGAGGGAGGGCGCCGTCGGCCTCTTCAAGATCTCCTGGAGGGTGTTGGCCTGTTGCGCGGGCCTGGCCGGAGCTGCGGGCGTCTCGGGCAGCGGCTTCCTCTGGCTGCTCGGGAGGATCACCGGCCATATCTAGGAGGGAAGATGAACGATTTCCCCCCGCACTGCCTCTGGACGGTCTGGGTCACCGTCGTCGTGCTGGTCGCCGCCTGGGGCCTGCTCCTCGAACTCGCCCCGATCTTCATGGGGCACCCCGACCTGACCCTCTCCTGGATCCTCTGGGATCATTTCAAGTTCATCCCGCCGGTCGTCTACTTCGCCCTCGGCGGCATGAACATCGGCGTCACGGTCTGGGCCATGTGGATCCACTTCCCCTCGGGCGGAAGGTGGGGGATCTGATGCAACTGCTCGTCGAGATCTCCAGCAGGAAGCAGACGGTCGCCCAGAAGTGGACAGCGGCTGGTGCGCGCGCCTTCGTCGAGGACGCGGTCAAGGCCTCCGGCTTGACGCCCTTCGGCGATCTAGCCCTCCATGAGGATGCCGAGCGCGTCATGGCCATGCAGATGATCGCGGAGAGCCACATCGCCGTCCACCTCTATCTCGGCGCGGGCCGCGGCTACGTCGACGTCTTCTCGTGCAAGAACTTCGACCTGCCCACGATGGTTGGCCTAGTCGCCTCCTCCTTCTGCGGCAAGGGCAGCAGCCTCTACCCCGACGTCCATGACCGCGGGAGGCTGCCGTGACGCTGGCCGTCGACATGAGCAGTTGGGGCGGGCCCATCACGTCGGCGAAGGTCGAGAGCCTCTGGCAGGCCGGCGCCCGCCGCGCGATCGTCGGCGTCAGTGACGTGGAGCTCGCGCGGCAGCAGTTGACGCTGACCGCCGAGCGCGGGATGGAGATCCAGGCCTACTCCTACATGTACTGGGGCGCCAACAATGAGGAACGCCTCGACCGCGTCAGGCGCGCCGCCCAGGGTCTGCCGCTCGCCTTCGTCTGGCCGGACTTCGAAGATAAGAACGCGCCGCTCGACGACCCCGCGGGCGTCATCTCCTGGATGCGCGGCTGTATGGCCCTGGCCGAGCGCCTGGGCCTGCCGGTCGGCGTCTACACTGCCGCCTGGTGGTGGCGTTCCTGGGCCCGCAACACCGCCGCCTTCGCGCACTATCCTCTCTGGGTCGCCCAATATGACGAGTGGCCCGTGCTGACGATGACGCCGTTCGGCGGCTGGACTGAGTGCGCGATGAAGCAGTACAAAGGGACGACGGTGCTCGGCTCCAAGCCGAACGACTACAGCGTCGACCTCAATTTCTACCTTGGAGGTGGCCCGATGCCCGAAGAAGTTGTCGACGAGAAGGCCCGCCGCGCGGCCGCCCAGGATGCCTTCCGGCAGCACATCGCCGGCCTGTTCCTGAGCGGCGACCCCGCCCTGGCTGACAGGGTCTACTGGGAACTTCAGTACGTGCGCCTCTGCGCCGGCCTGCCGATCGTCCAGCCGCCTCAGTGACGACCCTCTTCTATCGCGGCGCCCAGATCCGCGACGTTGCCGGCGAGTCCGGCCGCGTCTATCACTGCGAGCCCCGCGCCTTCATCGAGGTCGACGACCAGGACGTGCCGCGCCTCCTCCGGATGCCGAAAGGCCGATGCGGCTGCGGCCGGATGTTCGAGCGGAGATCGCCGCGCCGACCCCCTTGACCTAAGCCCGCCGTCACGGCTACACTCCACGACGATCGGTCAGCCGGCATTCAGGCCGATCATGGAGGAGCGGCGTCATGAGCAAGGGCCCATGGGATCAGCGCGGGCAAGGCTCCTGGGACTTCACCGAGCAGCAGTATCGTCAGGTCATCGACTACCTGAAGGCCAACCACGTCGGCGTCCAGAACGCCGTCCTGACGCGCGACCTGGCCGCGGTCTTCCCTGGCGTCGAGGGGCGGGCCCTCAGGGGAATCCAGGCCAAGGCTGACGGCGTCGAGGCGGTACTGTGCAGCGGCGACTGGGGCGTCTTCGTGGCTGAGTATCAGGAGGACGCTGAGCGGTCAGCCGCGCGCCTCTTCTCTCAGGCCCGCAAGATGAACAGCCGCGGCCGGCGCAAGTTGCAGTTCGCGATGGAGCAACTACCGCGCCGGCAGGAGACGATGCTGCCACCAGCGGAGGAGCCCGAGGACAATGCCCCAGACGAGTTCTGACCGCGACCGCGCGGTAGATCGCTCCCTGACGCGCCGCGGTGGCCAACCGCGCCTGATCTGTGAGGAGTGCGGCTCAGCGCTCCTGCGCCGCAGCGGGGCCCCCGTGTGTGGCAAGGACGCGGCTCACGGGGGATTCGTCGAGGCTCCCTCTCACGCGGATCAGGTGGTGCTCGGCCGCCTGCGCCACGCCCACGCGGACAAGATCTTGGACTCCCTGACTGAGGCGCGGCGGCGCCGGCTCGGGTTCTTGATCCTGCGCCTTCACAACTGGGGATCCCACCAACATTGCCGCTGGCTCGCGGCGGTCGGAGTGAGTATAGTGTGCGACGCCGCGGCGCCCAGACCGCGGCCGATCGACAACCTCTGGGGAAAGGAATCGGAGGATGCCTAACGATGAAGAGGCCACAGCACTGGTCGGTTTCCAGCCCAGGCCCCTGACCGAGGCCAACGTCAAGCAGGCGGTCGACTTCTTCTCCAGCGCCGATCTGGAAGGCTGGAATAAGCTGCCGGTCGCCACCAGACAGAGTTTCGCCAAGACCGCCGTCGCCCTGGGCCTGCACCCGCTGACGGGCGAGATCATGGTCTACAAGGGGAAGCTCTTCATCACCATCGACGGCCGCCGCCGCCTGGCCATGCGGGCGCCGGACTTCGCGGCCGTCCAACCCGAGATCATTAGCGACCCAACTGTCCGCAGATCGATGGGTGCCAGATGGCCTGGCGATATCCTGGCCAAGTGCGTCGTCTACCGGAAGAGCACGCCCATGCCGACGATCCAGTTCGGCCTCGTCCGCGAGGCGGAGCGGTATCCCAGCGACCGCGAGCGGGAGCAGTTGGGCATTACCGTGCCCAAGGTGCAGGAGGCCCGTGCTGCCCACGACCCCGACATGATCATGGACGCCTGCACCAATCCCGAGGCGAAGGTGCGGCCGGTCATTACCCAGCCCGCGATCATGGCGATGAAGCGCGCCGAGGCGCGTTGCCTGAACATCATCGCCCAGGCGCCCCTGCCGACCTTCGACACTGAACTGGACACGCCCGTCGAGGAAGAGGCCAACGGCGATCCTGAGGTCATCGAGTCGACGGGGCGGGAGATCCCCATCGAGGAGGAAGCACGGCCCGACGAGGCGCCGGTGAAAGAGGCGGCAGAGCCGACTACCCCCGCTGACGTCCCGACGTCGGAGACGACGACGGCCACGCCAACGACGAATCCCAGGCCGGCCGCGCCGATGCCGAAGGCCGAGCCGGCCCAGCGCGGTCGGGGCGGCGTGCTGAACCCGCCCGAGACGCCCCAGAAGCTGCTGCAGTTCGCCGTCCAGCACCTCGGCTTCAGGAACCACGCCGCCGTGCTGACTGCGCTCGGCGTCAAGGACATCACGGAGGTCATCGATCTAGTGACTGCCTGGAACACGCTCTGCGACCTGCAGGGGAAGTAGTTACCATCGGTAGATACCAATAGTAGCGACCGAAAGGAGATGCCCATGCCAGAGCCGGAAGAGCCGAAGACCGAAGACGTCGTGCTGGACTACGCCGCCGTGGTGGCAGTCCTCGATCAAAACGGCGACCTCGAAGCGGTCATCGACAAGATCCTCTGTGAAGGGGTCTCGGGGCGGCTTGACGAGGAACAAGCCCGCGAAGACGTCGGAGCCTTCCTCATGCGCCTCCGCGAAGTCCTGCGCATGCGCGGCTGGGGGCCGCCCCCGAAGGCGGCGATCACCTTCAAGGGCCAGATCAGCCAGTGGGCGCCGCGGGTGACGCCGGACGTCCGGCTGATGCGGATCACGTTTGACGCCCGCGGCGTGGAGTCCGCCGCCATCCCAGCGCTCTGGGACGTGCAGAACAAGACCTGCCAGGCAACCTTCCTGGTCAGGGACTACCAGCCGAGCCTCATGCCGGCCGCCGCCGCCAGCGCCCTGGGTGACCTCATGGCGGCCCACGAGGGCGGCCAGCACAAGACGCCGGATTGGGCCTGCCCGAACTGTCTCATGGAGGGCGCGGCGCGCCGGCTGGAAGCGCAGGAGGAGTTGAATGAGGAACCCGAATCGCCGGACGCCTATCCGGCCGCAGAACTGGACGCGGAGGCCGATCCTGAATAGTTGGCGCGATCTGCGGCGGCCGGACTGGTGCGTTCTGTCCATCGGGTTGGCCGTCGTCGTCACACTGGTGGCGGCTGACCTCTACTTTCTCTTGAGGTGACGGAGCAACTGCGTAGGCGCTTTATCAACCTTGACACAAGCGGGGGCGGGATCTAATCTCGCCCCCGCACCCGTCTGATCGGTCGTCTCCCACGAGCAAGGAAAGGACTCCGCAGTGCCATCTCAACCAGCCCGTCGCCTCCCGCCAGGAATCATCGATATTGCCGCCCCCCAGCTACCGTTAGAACCACACCAAAGCCCCCAGGACGCCCAACAGGCCGCGCAGATCATCCGGCCGGTATCGCCCATCGCCAGGGTCGCTGTCCGGCCACTGACGGCCGTGGAGCGGCTGACGGCGAAGTACCTGCGAGCCCGCGTCGGTTTCCACTACGGCGCTGAGCACTTCCTCAAAAAGCATGGTGCCCCCGCTGTCCGCGCCGCCCTACGTGACGGCGTCCTGATCTTCGAAGACGGTGCCTATGGCTGGGACGCCCGCCGCCAGTGCCCCATGAGTCAGGGGCGCAGCCGCTGGACGGTGAACCCCCGCCTGCGCTCACCGGCCGCCTATTTGAACAGGATCCTCAACGACCCTTGACGGCGGCTAGTCGCTGCGGCTATTATCAGCCGGTAGATTACCAGCAAGGAGGATGCCCATGACTCCGAAAGCCATCCGCGGGATCGGGATCGCAGACCCTCACATTGGCATCGACAACGTCGGCCCCCCGAACGAGAACGGCCTGCCGGCGCGCGTTGACGACTTCCTCGGCAACCTCAGTCTCGTCGCCCAGGAGGCCATCAGCCGCAAGGTCGACCTCCTGGCGATCGACGGTGACCTGTTCAAGTCGCGGAACCCGCCCCAGCGCGTCCTGCAGCCAGTCTGCGCGACCCTCTGCGCTGTCGCTGACGCAGGGATCCACGTCTTTCTCGTCCGCGGCAACCATGAGGGCGACTCTGAGCCAGGGCGGCCCAACGTCCTGGACACGATCGCCCTCCTCCGCCCGAAGATCTCGGCCTTCAACCATCCAGGCTGCCTAACCTACCCCGCCCTGGGCCTCAACATCCTGGCCATGCCCTGGCCTCGTCTCAAGTGGGCGCTCGGCGAGATGCCGGTCGGCATGGACTACGCCGAGATGGTGCCGATGGCCAATGAGGGCCTCGCGCACCGCCTCTTGACGCTGACGTCGCTGCGCGACCCTGCCCTCCCGACGCTCCTCCTCGGCCACCTGGCCGTCCTGGGCGCCGACCGCTCATCCGAGCAGTGGATGACGCTCGGTTACGAGCCAACGATCAGCCTCGCCGACATTCCCTTGGAGGTTGACCTGGGACTCTTCGGGCACTACCACAAGGGCTGCGAGATGACGTGGCCTCCCAACCTGCCTATTGCGGTCGGCGCTAACACCGAGTTCCGCCCCCGCCGCGCCGCCTACTGCGGCAGCATCGCGAAGATCGATTTCGGCGAGGAAGGTCAGGAGAAGTTCTGGTGGGAGTTCGAGTTCGGCGGCCCCAGCGGCAAGGAAGTCCGGCTCGAACCCCACCTGCTACCTGACCGGCCCTTCCGGACGCTCGACTTTACCTACCACGAGGCCGCCCCGCCTGAGACGGTGAACGAGGCGTTCGCTGCCTACATCTGGAGCCTCAACCACGACCTCGACCAGGCGGTCGTCCGCTGCCGGTTGGACTTCGGCACGGCGCAGCAGGCTGCCGCCTTCAGTGAGGGCGCCGCGGAGGAACGGATCCGTGAGGCCGGCGCGTGGTGGATCGCCGGCATCGAACGCAAGGCGCCCCGCGCCATCCGCCGGCAGGACTCAAACGGTGAGATCTCGACGATGGGCGACCTGGATCTGCTGCGCCTCTTCCTGACCGGCCAGGAGCCGGACGAGGCGCGGCTCCAGCAGTTGATCTGGCAGGGAGCCAGAGTCATGGAGGGCCAGCCGGCTCTTGACCGTGGCGGCTAGTCGCCGTTATCATCTGACGGAGGAGGATGCCCAATGTTCACCGAGGAGATACTGGCCACGCAACACAAGATCGGCTTGATCATGCAGGTGGTGGTCGACATGCCGCTGCAGGAGATGGCCGAGGAGATCAACCGCGCCGACGTCCTTGGCCCCGTTCTTGATCCCACGGCTTGGAGAGACGGCGCGCCCGCTATGAGGGAGTGGGCGGAACTGTTGAAACCCTTGATCGAATTCCAGCGGCTCAGCAGGAAGATCGTGCCAGCGCCTGAGGTGGCTGCGGGAGGCCTGGCATGATACCGAGGAGGATCGAGGTCAAGAACTTCCTCTCCTACGCCTACGCGCAGGTCGACCTGAGCGGCTGCCACCTGGTGGCGCTCGCCGGCGAGAACGGCGCCGGCAAGTCCGCCCTCGCGGTCGACGCCATCACCTGGGCACTCTGGGGCGAGAGCCGAGCGCGCTCGGACGACGACCTGGTGCGGCAGGGCGCCGACGCCTGTGAGGTCAGCGTCTTCGTCGAGGCCCGCGGCTGGCACTACGAGATCCGCCGGTCGCGGCGCCTGGCACGTGAGGGCCGGTCGGCGCTCAGCAGCCTCGGCCTGATCCGTCATAACGCACAGGATCCTGACGCTGAGCCTCCGGTCGTCCTCACGGCGGAAACCATCCGCGAGACCCAGGAACGGATCAACAGCGCCCTCGGGCTGGACTATTCGACCTTCATCAACACGGCCTGCCTGATCCAGGGGCGGGCCGACGAGTTCACCCGCGCGGCGCCGGTTGACCGAAAGAAGGTGCTGGCCTCCCTGCTCGGCCTGGAACGCTGGCAGCAGTGGACAGCCGCCCTGCACGAAGAGGGCGCCGTGACCGAGAGGAACCTCACCAGGGTTGACGGGATGATCGAGCAGACTGAACAGGCCCTCGCCCCGCTGGAGGATCTGCAGCGGGAGGCCACGGGCCTGGAGGCCGCCGCCAACGACCTGGCGGTCAAGTTGACCGTGGCACACAGCACCGCCGAGGCGGCCCGCGCCGACGCGGACGCGCACACGAGCGACGTCAATGAGCGGGGCAGGCTGGCCCAAGAAGGCGAGCGTGTCTACGGCGAGGTCAAGCGCAAGGACGACCAGATCTTCCGCCTGAACGAGCAGTTGAAACAGGCGCCCACGCCCGAGGCCGTGGAGGAACTCCGCGCCCGCGTCTCTCTCCTGGAGGTGGCCAGCGCCGACTATCCGGCCATGCAGCAGGCGGCGGGGGAGTTCAGTCTGGCCTCTGAGCAGTTGGAGTCCATCAGGCGGCAACTGCCGAAGGACATCGCCGCACTGACGGAGGCCACGGAGGCGTTGGGCAAACTGCCCTTCGAGGAGGAGATCGCCGAGTTGGAGGAGTGCCCGACCTGTGGGCAGAAGCTCCACGACGCCGCGGCCGAGGAGAAAGCCCGCGCGGCCCTTAGGCTTCAGCGCGCGAATGTCCAGGCGCGGATCGACAAGGCCCAGAGGGCCGTCAACGCCGGCTATGACGCACAGAGCGAGATCGGCAACCGGATCGCCGACATGCCTGCTGCCAAGATCGGCTTTGCTGCCGCCTTCGGCAAGGCGCGCCAGGCGGCGGAAGAGATCGGCACGGCGCGGGCTACTCTGGCGAGGAACGAGGAGCGCCTGAAGGCCGCCGAGAGCCTCCGTGTTGCCCGTGACGCCCTGGTGGAGGACTCTGCCGTCCTGGGCAACCGGCTGGGCGATCTGCGTGAAGCCCTGGCCCTGAGGGAGCAGGCCGTGCTGGACGGCGCCGGCCGCGTCCTTGCCTTCCAGAATGCCGAAGGCGAGCGCCGGAAGATAAGCACTTCACTCGACGACGTCCGGCGGGCCCGCGACGAGATGAAGGGCCGCCTCGCGCACCTGCAGGAGATGGCCGCCGACCTGGGCAAGGCGCGCCAAGAGCGTCTGGCGCTGGCCGCTGACCTCGACACAGAACGCATGCTGGAGAAGGCTTTCGGCCCCCGCGGGATCCAGGCGATGCTCATCGATTCGGCCATACCTGAGATCGTCGACGAGGCCAACCGCCTCCTCAGCCTCATGACCGCCGGCTCGACGACCATAGATATGACGACCCAGCGCACCGGCAAGACGACGGGCAGGGAGATCGAGACCCTGGACGTCGTGATAGCGGATGCCCAAGGTGTCCGCCCCTACGAGAACTACAGCGGCGGCGAGCGATTCCGGATCGACTTCGCCCTCCGGATCGCCCTCAGCCGGCTGCTCGCGAGAAGGGCGAACGCGCCATGCAAGACGTTGATCATCGACGAGGGGTTCGGCTCCCAGGACGGGAATGGCCGGACGGGGTTGGTGGAGGCGCTGGCGACGGTGAGCGATCAGTTCGGCCTGGTGATGGTCATCTCCCACGTCGACGAGGTCAGGGAGATCTTCCCGACAACGGTCACCGTCCGGAAGGGAACGAATGGCTCCGAGGTCAGCCTCTCTTAGGAGGGCCCCACTAGCCGGAAAGCGGGCGCGGCCGCCCGACGCAAGGCCGCGCGTTGGCGGCACGTTCGCCGGAAGGAACGACGGTTCTGGCGCGTGGCGTTACGAAGGAGAGATCTCTATTGACCGGCATCCCCTATCTCGATGAAGTCTGGAACGTGACCCACGGCTGCACGAAGGTCAGCGCGGGGTGCGCTAACTGCTACGCCGCACGGCTCAGTGACCGGTTCCCTCACGGCGGCAACTTCGGGGACGTTATCCCCCGTGAGAGCCAACTTGACAAGCCGCTGCACTGGCGGCGTCCGCGGCGCGTCGGCGTCTGCTTCATGTCCGACCTTTTCCACGAGAGGGTGCCGGACGAGTTCCTGGACAAGGTGTTCGCGGTGATGGCGCTGACGCCTCAGCACACGTACGTGCTGCTGACGAAGAGGCCGGAGCGGATGCGGATGTACATCTCTGATCCGGCCCTAGATGATCGCCTGTGTGAATTGAACGAAGAACTCGGGCCACGCGGCTGGCCGCCCCCCAACGTCTGGCTCGGCGTGTCGGTCGAGAACCAGCAGGCCGCCGACGAGCGCATACCGCTGCTGCTGGAGACACCGGCGGCGGAGTGGTGGCTGTCGGTAGAGCCGCTGCTGGGGGCGGTCGATCTGTCGCGTTATCTGCCGAGCCCACACGTTCGTCTAACCGGCCGACCGACCCTCGACTGGGTTGTCGTCGGCGGCGAGTCCGGCCCGAAGGCGCGACCAATGGAGGGCGGCTGGCTCATGGACATCATGGCCGAATGCTCTGAGGCCGGAGTGCCCGTCTACGTGAAGCAGGACAGCGGGCCGCGACCAGGCCAGCAGGGGCGCATCCCCGACGCGCTGTGGGCTGTCAAGCAGTTGCCGTGGCCGAAGGAGGAACCATGAAACGGTTCGAAAGGACGGTGGTCTGAGGTGTCAACGCGCAGTTGCCCTAGCGGCTATCTTGCTGGCGGCTGCGCTCTTCGGAAGGGAGGTCGCGAACGAAACACGGCTCGGGCGCTGGCGTAGCGGCGCTCGATATCGGATGGCGGTGCTCCTGGGGCTGATAGTCCTCAGCAGCGCCTTTCTAGGAGGCAAGACAGATGGATGCCCAACAGATCCTAGTTGTACTCGCAGCGATGATAGCGGCCGCGCTGTCCGGTTCCTTCTTCGCGGAATACCGGCGGCGCTCCGAACAGCACCGCGAACGCTCCCAAGTCCGACGCCTGACGCGACACCCCTAGAGTTCGTCGCTCCTCCTGCAGCCACGCCGCCGACGGAACCCCCTGCCACCAGGGCGTCGGCGGCCGGCTATATCTCGGGCCGGCTGACGCACTACGGCGGCGGGCCGGTCTGGGGCGACGCCGTCGACTATAACGGCCGCCAGATGGGTTGCCCAGGCGCCGGCCTCTACGATAGTGCCGACCCGACGATCGTCGCGGTCGGCCCCTCCCGCTACGCTGACTGGCCCTGCGGCACCGCCCTGAGCATCTGCGGGCCTACCGGCTGCCTTACCGCCATCCGTCAGGATGCCTGCCCAGGTTGTGGGCCCTTCCTCGTCGACGGAAGCGAATCCCTCTTCCGCGCCGTCTGCGGCGCCGGCGCCTCCGGATCCTGCGAGATCTCCATCACCGCCGCCCCATAATCGCCACGGCTGGCCCCCACGGCCCCACTTTCTTCGAAATAGGTCGAACTTTCTGAGGATTCTCGCGCCACAACCCTTGACTTCCATGGCCGTGACGGCTATATTGGACTCATGAAGTGAACCACAGGCGCGGGGCAGGCCAGCAAAAAACAAGCCCCACGGACACCGGCCGGAGCGAGGGAGCTAACACGGCTCGCCAGGGAACCCGCCCAGGCACGACAGCCCCCAGGCCCAAAACCCCCAGGGACGGCCGGAGACAAGGAGGGAAGCAGAAAGGCCGGAGACGACCGCGAAGCCTCCCGAGGGCGCCAAGAACGGAAGAGCAAGCGCGCAAGCGCGGACACGCCGAGAAGCGCCCGAGCAGAAGGAAGCCGAAACGAGGCGGGAACGCCTCGTCGCCTCAGGGTCACCTCCTGGGGCCTGAGGATGGCAGGTGAACGAAAGGATGAACGATGGATCTGGCAACGGTAGTCATCGAGGGGACGATGAGGGCGGGGGCCATGTACGTCGCCGAGAAGCACCTGACCATAGACTTCGCGGCCGTGACCGCGCGGATGCGCGATATCGTCAGGGCCGAGTACGGCGAACTGATGGAGACGTTGAAGGACGCCCTGGACGGCAACATGGGCGACGCCATGTACCGCCAGGTCATCAACACCTTCTGCACCTCCTGGGCCATCCGCGCGGTTGATAACAGGGCGCGCTGAGCCGAAACGCCCGCGAGGGCGTCCGTCAGGACTGACCGCCTGGCGCCGATGAGGCAGGTCGAACGAGGAGGGATTGAGACGATGACTGGCCGGAAGTTCAGCAGGGGCAAGGTTCGGCTCGTGACCTGCGACGGTTGCGGCAAGCTCACCACGTCGGGAATCGACGGTTGCGTTGGCTTGAATCTCTGCCGCGAGTGCTTCAACGATGTCAACGGAGAGAACGCGCACAGCGACTATGGCCACGATGAGGCCGTTGCTGGGGGCGACTATTGGCCCAGGGGCTGCGAGAAGTGCAGGGCCGCGGCGGAAGATGCGAAGATCATCGCCACGTTCAAAGCTATCAACGCCGCCGACCACAAGCGCGACGCCGAGGAGGCAGGTGAGGGCCGATGACTGACCTCACGCGCGGACAGCAGCAGCAGCAGAACAACAGGGATCGCGGGACTGGGCGGTACCGGACGGGGAACCGCTGCGACGTTTGCCAAAGGCCGGTGCCTTTCTACGACTACTTCGGCAACGCCGACCTGCCCTGTGTCTGCAGCCGGAAGGCCTGCCTGAGGGCACTGCACGAGTCAGACCTGGCGGCCGGCCGGCGCGATGACACCTTCGCGGAGTTCTGGGCGCTGGTGAGGCGATAGGAGGAAGCACATGGCCTGGAAGATCGTATTCGAGACGGTAGAGGACGCCATTCGGAGCGCCCGCACCGACCGGCGCTACGGGCAGAGGATCGCGATAGTCTGCGCCACGAGGCGGGGATATCGCAAGGTAGCCCTAGCGGAGGGACAGGCGGCACGGACGTGTTGGCGGGGCGCTCATCTGGTCTGCGTGGTGGAGTTAGATGGCACCGTCACGCACTAGGGGCTCCTGCCCCTGGACTCGGCCCTTCGCTGGAGGGGCCGGATGCAGCAGCAGGAGGAGAGAATCATGTCTACCCCTTACAAGGCAGAAGACGAGCGGGTGCTCAGGGTCAGCATCGAGAGCGCCCAGAAGTCCATGGCCGAGTCCTTCGCCCTCATAGTGAGGCGCCTGCGCGAAAAGGCCGACGACATTGAGCGGCAGACGATGCGGGCCGTCGAGGCCGGACTGGACGGCGCCCTGGCCGGTGCTTACGTCAACATCGCCGACGCGGTGCTGAACGAGATCGAATGGCTCTCCCCGAACCTGCCGGTCAGCCAGATCCAGCGGGAGGCGCGGCGCCTCGTCCAGTACGAGGCCATCCTCCAGCAGATGGGCGTCCTGGTCACCGACGAGGAGCGCGCTGGCGAGGCCGCCCTGGCCGCGAACCAGGCAATCGTCGACAAGGTGAAGGCCATGATCGAGGCGGGCGTGCCGGTCAAGGTCAGCGGCAACAGGATCGTAGACGTCGCCGTCGGCGGTTATGGCTACGCAGACCGGCCGATCATGTTCCGGCTGAAGGGCCGCAAGTACATGCGGACGGCGACGACCGCGGACGTCGAGGAACTGAAGGCGGCCGACAATCCGAGTTATGTATCGCGCCGGTCAGTGAAATAGGGACTTGACTTTCCCTGGCCGTGACGGCTATCGTCACACAGCCAGCGGGGGCTCCTTGCCCCTGCGATGGCGACTCGCCGGAGCCGCCGTCGGAGCAGCAAGGAGGAGAGTGATGAGCCACGAAGTCGAGAGCATGATGTACACGGACTGGGAAGCGCCCTGGCACGGGCTAGGCGTTCCCGTTCACGAGGCGCCCAACAGCGCCGAGGCCCTGAAGTTGGCGGGCCTCGACTGGCTGGTGGAGCAGGTGCCGGTCTACGTCGCCTCTGCCGGTAAAGGCAAGGGCGCGCCGGACGTCGAGGTGCCAGGTTACAAGGCGGTCAGGCGCGACTCGGACGGGCGGATCTTCACCGTGCGGTCAGAGAACTTCCAGCCGTTTCAGAACCACGAGATGTTCGAGTTCCTCGACGCGCTCGTGGGCACGGGCGACCTCAAGTTCGACACCGCTGGCAGCCTCTTCGGCGGCAAGAAGGTCTGGGCCCTGGCGCGGACGCCGCAGACGATCAAGATCGGCGGCACGGACGAGATCCGGCAGTACATCCTGGTGGCGAACGGCCACGACGGGCACACGGCCCTGCAGGCGCTGGCGACCGACGAGCGCGTCGTCTGCCGCAACACCCTCAACGCCGCCCTGGCGCGCAGCAGGAAGACGAACGGCCTGGAGGTGCGGGTCTACCACAGTAGCAAGCTGGCCGACCACGTCGCGGAGGCCCGCCGGATCCTGGGCATCGTGAACGTCGAGTTCGAGACCTTCCGCCAGGCGGCCGAGGGGCTCGCGGCCGAGGACGGCATGCCGTACGTCGACAAGCTGCTCAACGCGATGTTCCCGCCGCCCACGGGCACCAACGCTGCAGCGAAGACAGTCTACGACCAGAAGCGCAGCACCATCGAGGGGCTGGTCAAGGCCGCTGACGGGAGCGCCTGGGGCCTCCTGAACGGCATCACGGCCTTTGTCGACCATCGGGTGAGCCGCAGCAAGAAGGACGACGCCTCCAGCCGAAGGATGAACAGCGTGCTGCTGGGCCCCGACGCCGAGTTCAAGACGCGGGCTGCCCAGACCCTGCTGGACATGACGGGGATCTACGACAGCCTCATGCGCGACCGCGAGGCCATGATGGTGCAGGTACGAAAGTAGCGGCGGGCTCTGCCCTCCGTGAGCGGGCTGCAGTTTTCTGGGGAAGGTTTGCAGCCCGCTGACGGGCGGTTAAAGCAAGACTCACAAGGAGGAACAAGATGATCGAGAAGGGCAGCCTCCAGGTCGGCGACGTCCTGGTGGCCAAGTTCAAGGGCGTGACCTACCACGCATCCGTCAGGGCGAAGAACGGCGACGGCACGCTGGTCTACGAGGCCATCGACGGCCCCGCGGCCGGCACGGAGTTCAAGACCCCTTCGGCCCTGGGGAAGGTGATCACGGGTCACGAGTGCAACGGCTGGGCGTTCTGGAGCATCGAAGGCAAGGAACCTGTGAAGGCCCCGCGCGTCGCGCGCGCCAAGAGCAACCTGGTCGAGCGGTTCCAGTGCCCCGACTGCACTCACATCTTCCAGACTGCTGCCGCGGCGAAGCGCTGCCTCTGCCAGGGGGCCAAGGCGGCGCGGCTGAGCGGCACGCACCTGGAGCCGGTCAGCGTCATGATCGACCCCATGGGGCCGGCCAAGGCGGAGGCCGCGGTCACGGTCACGCGCGAGCCGGCGGAGCCGGCCGCCTAAGCACCGGAGGGGCTTCCGGCCCCTTCGCCTGCGCCTTCGCGGGAGGGCGCGGACGTCAGCGCCGGAAGGAGGAGCAGCGTGACCTACAACTACCGATACCAGCACTGCAAACCTGAGGACGTGGCGACAGGCGCGCGGATCATCAAAGACGAACTCGGCTGGCAGGACACTGCGGATCCGAAGGAGGCCCTGCAGACCGTCATCGGCAAAATGATGGATCTGTGTGACCTCATCGCTGCGGTTGCGCCGACAAAGGAGGAATCCGATGGCGGTCTACGAAGGTAAACACGGGCACGACGTCACGCGCAACGGGATCGCCTTGGACTTGGCGCCCTCCCTGAAGGCCTGGAACCACAGCCCCACGGGATTCTCCTGGGGCTACGGCGGCAGCGGGCCCGCGCAGTTGGCGCTGGCGCTGCTCCTGGACGCCACGGGCGACGCCGAGCTATCAGTCAGGCTGCACCAGACATTCAAGTGGGCCTTCGTGGCCGGCTGGCCCACAGGCTGGCGCATCACCTCAGAACGGATTCGGGATTGGGTCGACGAGCGCCGTCCCGCTGACGAGGAGGCCACCGATGCCCAGGATCCAGTATGAAGAGCACGAGTTCAGGCCGGCGGCGCGGGCCGACATCGCCCGCGCCAACCGGATCCTGGAGGAGTATCAGGCCCAGGGTTTTGACCTCACCCTCCGCCAGCTTTACTACCAGTTCATCGCCCGCGGCTGGATCAAGAACGTCGAACGCGAGTACAAGCGCTTGGGTGCGATCATCAACGACGCGCGCCTGGCCGGCCTGATCGACTGGGATCGGATCAGTGACCGGACGCGTGAACTCGAAGAGAAGGCCCGCTGGGATGACCCCAGCCACGTTATTCGGGAGGTCGCCCGTCAGTACCGGACGGACGTCTGGGCCGGCCAAACCTACCGGCCTGAGGTCTGGATCGAGAAGGATGCCCTCGTCGGCGTCATCGCCGGCGTCTGCGAAGTCCTCTCGGTGCCCTACTTCTCCTGCCGCGGCTACGTTTCCCAGAGTTCAATGTGGGAGGCCGGCCAGCGTCTCGCTGGCTATCAGGATGGCGGTCAGGAAACGATCGTCCTTCACCTGGGCGACCACGACCCGTCAGGCATCGACATGACCCGCGACATTCAGGCGCGGCTTGACATGTTCGTCGGCAACGTCGAAGTCCGGCGCCTGGCGCTCTCGATGGCTCAGGTCAGCGAGTACAAGCCGCCGCCGAACCCTGCCAAGATCACCGACTCGCGCTTCGCTGGCTACCTCGCTGAGTACGGCCGCGAGTCCTGGGAACTGGATGCCCTGCAACCTCAGGTCATCGCCGACCTGATCAGGGACGCCATCCAGGGTGATCTGATCGACGAGGAGGAATGGCGGCAGACTCACGACCTGCAAGAGCGGGGTCGCCGCCTGTTGCAGCGGGCCGCCGGCAGGTGGGGCGAGCTCGTGACCCTCTTGGAGGAGGCCGACTGATGCCACCACTGATTATTTACGCGATCTTGGCCATCATCGCCATCGTCGGCATGACGGTGACCTATTTCTGCGGCAGGGACGATGGCCGACGGGGGGAAAGGGTAAAGGGCCTCCAGCAGGCAGAGGAGGACGATGATGCGCCACAAGCATGACTGGTGGCCCGCTGCGCCGATTGACCCCGAGGGAGACCGAGGGAACGTCGCCGCGCGGAAAGGCCACTTGTACACCAAGACCGAGACTTTCATTTGCCGGTGCGGGGCCCAGAAGATGGAGTTGACCACCAACGGTCGGATCAACCGGTACGTCACGACGGCGAACGGGCGGCTCTGGCGCGGGCACCGCTGGCTGCGAAAGGCGGCGACGACGTGAGTGAGAGAGAACCCTATGCGGATCTGGTCGGCGAACATGCCTGGTTGGAGGACAATTACGGCGGTCAGGTCTACGCGACCTTCGACGAGTTGTGGGCCGAGGCCCAGGAATACTGGCTGGGCCCGCTCGGGTGCTACAACTGGCCCGTCTGGGTCTCCTACGACGATGAGACCTACGACGTCGGCGGCGTCGTCACGGTCGGGATCTTCATGGAACGGCACGGCTTTTGCCGCCAAGTGGAGGCGCCCGCGACGCGCGAACAAGAGCACCAGGTGCGGGCCGCCGTCCTGAAGGTCTGGGCCGGACGGGCGGAGCAGCATTTCGAACGCTGACGGCTAGTCGCGGCATTGACACGGCGTGGCCGTCGCGGTTAACATCTGGGCGGGAGGTGGCCCATGAACGACAAGGTAGCAACGCCGGAATCGATCCGGCAGTTCAGGGAGAAGTGGGGCCTCAGCCAGCCCAGACTGGCGCAGGCCCTCGGCCTCTCGCCCCAGACCGTCAGTCGCTGGGAGCGGGACGCGCAGGTCATCGCGAACCCGCGCCTAGTGTACCTGGCCCTCAAGGGACTGGAGGCTGACCTCAGGGCGCACGGGCGCCGTCACATCGCAGCATGAGTAGGGGGCGAAAGCCGCCCTGGCTCCCCAAACATCCGATCCTCGTTATCGGCGACTTCTGCATCGACGCATTCACACAGGCACGGGCCTCGCGCATGTCACGCGAGCAGCCCGTGCCTGTCTTTGTCTCCGGCGATAGCCGAGACGAGGAGGGCTGCGCCGGCAACGTCGCGCGCCAAGTGGAGGCCCTCGGCGTGCCGGCCGTCCTCCAGCGGCTGTCGGCGACGCGCAAGGAGCGGATCCTGGCCGGTGAGCCTGCGCGGGAGGTCTTTCGCTTGGATCATCCTTGGCCGAGGCGGGAGGGCATGCCCTACTTCTGGACGCGTCGGTGCCCGCCGGCGGCCGTCGTCTTCGTCGACTATCAGGGGATCCCGCCGTCGCGCAAACTCGTCGAGTGGATGCTCCAGTGGGGCGTGCCGCTCATCGGTGACAGTCGGCAGCAGATCGCCGGCTGGGAAGGCTTCGACCTCGTCAAGATCAGCGAGGACGATACCAACGGCCTGCCGGTTTCCCTCTGCCATGAGGCCTGCCGCGCCAAGGCGGTCGTCGTCACCCGCGGCGCCAAGGGCCACAGCCTCTATGCCCACGAATACCTCACGGACGTCCCGCCCAGCCCCGCTCACGGGCCCGTCGCCAACATCAGCGGCGCCGGTGACGTCTTTACCGCTACCGCCGCCGTCGCCCTGGCGGGCGGCCAGACCGTCGAGGAGGCCTGCCGCCTCGCGGGGATCGCCGCCAGCCTGCGCGTCATGAAGCCGGAGTATAATGCGACCGTCACCTGGGAGGAGATATGCACGTCATGACTGCCACCGAGGAAGTGCGATCCGATATGGAGGCCTTCACCTTCGCCGGCACAGACCGCCGGCCGGTCGTGGGCCTCACCAACGGCTGCTTTGACCTCCTGCATCCTGGCCACGTCTTGATGCTGGAGGACTGTGCCCGCCGCTGCGACCTCCTGATAGTAGCGATCGACGATGACGACGCCGTCCGCGCCCTGAAGGGCCCACGTTGCCCGTGGCGGCCTTTTGTCGATAGGGCGCGAGTGGTAGCCGCGCTCCGCTCCGTGTGGCGCGTGTTGCCCATCACGGACGGCCAGTCGCTCGGCGATATCATGAAGATCCTCCGGCCCGATTTCTACTTCTGCCGCGGCGACGAGCAGGTGCCCGAGATGACGGACGCCATGCGGCTCCGGATCCCCATCGTGGCCCTGCCGCGGCACGGCGACTGGAGCACGAGGAAGGAAACATCGCAATGGCGAAGAGATCTCCACAGCAGCCGCTGAAGATCCAGTACCTGCCGACGTCGGCCCTCAGGCCCGCGGAGAACAACCCGCGGGTCATGCCTCCGCGCGAGATGGAGGCGCTCAAGAATGCGCTGTCGCACTGGGGCTTCGTCGACCCGATCGTCGCGCGCCCCCTCCGTGACGGCACGCTCGAGATAATCGGCGGCCACCAGCGCGTCACCGCCGCCCAGGAGATGGGCATCGCGGAGGTGCCCGTGGTGGTGATCGACGTCAGCGAGGTCGACGCCATGATCCTGAACGAGGCGCTGAACCGGATCCATGGCACGTGGGACGAGCCTCAACTCGCCCTTCACCAGGCCGCCATTAGTCTGCTCGGGGGCGACCTCACGCTCACCGGCTTCACGGCGAGCGAACTGCTGCACATCTCGGGCGGCAAGACCGGTCTGACCGACCCCGACGACGTGCCCGATCCGCCGCCGGAACCGATCACGAAGACGGGCGACCTCTGGCAGTGTGGCACTCACCGGCTGCTGTGCGGGGATGCCACAAAGCCGGAGGATGTCGAGCGGCTGATGGCGGGGGAGAAGGCGGCGTTGATGGCAACTGACCCACCGTATCTCGTTAATTATCGAGGCGGGAGTCATCCTCAGTCGCGGGTCAACCGTGCAGAGGTGAAGGACAAGCACTGGGACGACTACCACGACCCCGAGATGGCGGTCGAGTTCTTCGCCAAGTTCCTCCGCCTCGGCCTTGAGCACCTTGCCCCCAACTCGGCGATCTATCAGTGGCACGCCAACATGCGTCAGGGTTTGGTACAGCAGGCTTGGCATGAATGCGGGCTGCTCGTTCACCAAGTCATTATCTGGGCGAAGAGTCGAGGGGTTCGCACCCACAGCCACTATATGTGGCAGCACGAACCCTGCTTCTACGGCTGGGTCGAGGGCAAGCAGCCGTCCAGCAAGCCGCCTCCCAACGTCACTACCGTTTGGAACGTCGACCAGCGGGGTGACAGTGACAACATCCACCCGACGCAAAAGCCCGTCGAACTCTTTGAGCGCCCCATCTCCTATCACACGGAGGCCGATGAGGTCTGTTATGAGCCCTTCCTCGGCTCAGGCACCACGATGATCGCATGCGAGCGCCTGGGGCGGCGCTGCTACGGCATGGAGATCGGGCCACACTATGTCGATGTGGCGGTGAAACGGTGGGAGGAATTCACGGGCGGGAAGGCCGAGCGAATCTGAGGCCCAGGGACTCAGTCCCACTTGGAGTAAAATCCCCACATGCCGCGCAGCACAACGACGCGTAAACTCGTCCGGCTGGACGCTGAGAAGATCGCTCTCCGGCGCCAGCATGTCCGGACGCTCTGGGCGATGAAGATGAGCCCCGTGGCGATCATCGACACCCTGAAGTCTGACCCCAAGACCGCCCTCCTCATTGTGGGGCAGAAGGATCCGCTCGGCGTCATCATCAACGACCTGGAGGTCATCACCAAACTGGAGGTGGCGGACGTCCTGGCCGGCGTCGGCACCGAGGCCTTGGCGCAGTACCTCCGGCTGAAGGCCGAACTCCTGAGGCGGGCCCTGGTCATGTCAGAGCAGCGCGGCGAGGACACGACATCCCAAGGGCGCGCCGCCAGCCTGAAGTTGGCCTCGGAGATCGGCAACGATATCGCCCGCGCCATGGGCGTGCCGGTCGACCGCGTCCTCCTCGATCTGAACTGGGGCAACGCCCTGCGCGGCCAGGAGCAGAACCCGCTCCTCACCGCGGCGGCGGCGACGGCGGCGCCGGTCAACACCCTGATGGGCGGCGGGATCGTGGACGCCCTGAGCTTCGGCATGGATCCCTGGTACTGCGGCCTGACCGCGATCGGCGACAAGTTCCCCATGCAGCGCCGCGTGCTCAGCGACTTTATGTCGCCGACGTCCAACTACCGGACGCTCATCCTCATCTGCGGCATGCGCTCGGGCAAGGGCATCGGCGCCTCCGTGATCGCCTGGTACGCCGCCTACGAGTTGCTGTCGCTGGCGGATCCCCAGGGCTATTTCGGGCTGGCGCCCAACCAGGAGATCCAGATCATCACCCTGGCGACGAACGAGGCGCAGGCGAAGAACAACCTCTTCAAGCACATCAAGGATCGGCTCGACACGGGCGGCGGCTGGTTTGCCGGCCTGCGTCCGGATGCTCGTGTGACCGGCCTGGAGATCCACCTGCCGAAGAACATCGTCATCCGCTGCGGTCACTCACGGGCAACCGGTCTGGTCGGCGCGACCTCCTACGTCGTCATCCTCGACGAGCTACCGAAGTTCAAGGACACGGAGGGGCGGGACAACGCTGACGCCGTCTATGACCAGATGAGCGCCACCACAGCGACCTTCAAGGACGCCGCCCGCGTCCTCTGCATCGGGTCGCCTGAGTGGGCCGGCGATAAGGGCATGCGGCTCCTGGAGGAGGCGATGGAGGTCGACGATGAGGGCCACTTCCTGCACCCCTCGATGCTCGGGATCCAGATGCCCACCTGGGACGCCAACCTGAGCCTCTCCTTCGAATACCTCTGGCAGGCCTTCAACGGCGCCAAGAACCCGCGCGCCTTCTGGCGCGACTTCGGCGCCCGCCCGCCCGAGACGCTGGAGGCCTACTACCCTGACCCCGAGCGCTGGGATCGTCAGGTGGATCCGGAGCGACAGGATCCGTACGACGAGCGCGGGGCCCTGGCTGAGTGGTTCAAGCCCTGCTGCGACAGCCGGCGCTACGTCCACATCGACCTGGGCGCGACCCGTGACGCCTGCGGTCTGGGCATGGCCCACAAGCCCGTCCCTGGCTGCCCCTACTACGAGGCGCCGCCCAGGAAGCACCCGCCGGAGGGTGAGGAGCCGCCGCCGAAGAACCCGAGGGCCAAGAAGGTCGTCCTGGACGTCTGCGTGCAGGTGGCGCCGCCGCGGGAGCGGGACGAGAAGGCGGAGATCTCGTTCGAGCGGATCCGGCAGTACGTCTATGACTGGCAGGATCGGGGCTTCAACGTCCACGGCGGGCAGGTCAGTTTCGACGGCTGGCAGAGCCTGGACAGCCAGCAGCAACTGCGGGCCCAGGGGTACGCCGTCAAGGAGTTCAGCCTTGACCGCAACACCGAGGGCCACGACACGCTGCAGGAGCTCGTCAACACCGACCAGGTCAGCTACTACAAGCACCCCGTCCTGATCCGTGAGGCGAAGCAGCTTTCGCTCGTCCGCGGTAAGAAGGTCGATCACCCCAAGGGCGGCTCGAAGGACGTCGTCGACGCCGTCGCGGGCGCCTGCTACTGGGCCCTGAAGCGGGGCGGCCGCATGACGTTCATCGGCTGACTCACCCCTTGACGCCCGTCGCCGTCGCGGCTACACTGAGCGGCGAGGTGAACAGCGATGTCCCTGATCGACCGAGCGATCGAGATCCACGACTCAGCCCGCCGGCAGGCCGCAGAACTTCGCTGGAACCATCGGATCGCCGAGGCGACCATGAAGCAGCGGCATCCAGATACCACTCCGGAGGAGGCAAAGGAGGTCGGGCTCCGCGTCGCGCAGTTGATGAAGCGCGAGGTCAACATGGCAGAATTGTTCTGCTGCTCCGCTCCGATCGGCGACCTGTTGTGGGGCGCGGCTTCGACGCTGCCGCCCATGAGGCTGACCGATGACCTCATCCCCGCGACCTCTTCCCTCATCGTCCTGGAGCGAGAAGTCCCAGGGAGAGAGATTGTCAGTGCCAACGTGCTGGCGGAGGGATCGCCCAGGCCCGAGCCAGGTTGGCAGGAACGTTGGAATCTCGTCGGCATCGTTGCCGGCTACCTTTCGACCGGTCACCCCTGGCCGCGCGGCCTCCACTTGGTGCCCATCATCGAGGTGGGCGGCACCATCACGCCTGGCGGCAGCTTCATTTGGGACATCGGGTCGACCATCGAGGACTCCCTGACGCGGATCCACCAGGCCGGCGATGCCTCTCCCGCCACGATGGCCCTCATTCGCAAGATCACTCCTTTTGTTGCCTCCTTCCTGCTCTTCATCAACCAGCGCCTCATCGGTTCTTCCCGCGAGCGCCCGTCAAGGGCGGCCCGCCGGCGGGCCTTGCAGACCGGCCGGCCCCTGCCCGAGATCAACGTTGTCATCCTGCGCAAGCGGACGTATGCCGGCACCGGCGCTCACCGCGACGTCGAGTGGGCCTGCCAGTGGATCGTCCGCGGTCACTGGCGGCAGCAATGGATGCCAGCGTCTCAGCAGCACCAGCCGCGCTGGATCGCACCCTACTGGAAGGGCCCTGAGGACAAGCCGGTCAAGAGCCCCGAGCGCACACTCTTCGCGGTCGTGCGATGACGCAGAGCAAGTTCCTCAGCATCGACCGCGCCCTGAAGGACGGCTTTGTGCTTCATCCGAAGGATGAGGAGAGCCTGGCGCTGATCAAGGAAGCCGCCGCCTCGCCCCTGCCGCAGGACATGCAGAAGGTGATGAAGCAGGGCGGCTTCATCACGCCGGCCTCGCTGGAGGAGCACGGCAGCGCCCTCAACCTCTACTTCGAGATCATGCATGGCCTCATGTGGCAACTGATCCACATCGACCCTGAGATGGCCGGCTGGGCGAAGGATCTCCGCGTCGGGAAGCGATACAGTTGGCGCATGGTGGCTCAGGCCTTCACCGATAAGAGCGGGGCGCCCTGGGATCCTGCCTGGAATCAGATCGGCGGCATGGCCCTCTGCAGGGCGGCCGCTGAAAAGCTGGAAGAGAAGTGGGACGAGCCCCCCTGGAACTGAGCGATGATCCCGCCTGAACTCGACACGGGCAGCTATCTCAGCCACTACGGGATCCTGAACCTTTGGACGCAGTGGCTCCTGCGTAAGGCGCCCGAGTTGGTGGCCATGAGGCCCACGGTTCTCCGCACGACGGACGTCAGGCCGCGCTGCCCTGACGTCTTCTGCCGGCACCCCATGAACCCGCGGCCTGAGGGCTGGGCCTGCTATCGTCACCACGTGCCGATGAGGCGCAAGCCGAGGCTAGAGGTGCCTGCCGTGAAGTGGGCACCCAACCAGCCGTCGGCCCTTTCGCTCGTGGGTAAGGAGACGGAGGTCGTCTGGCGGCACTTTCCGGAGAGGCCCCAGGACGACGGCTACGTGATCATCGTGAAGGAGGATACCCCATGATCCACGATCTGAAGTGCTGGCCCGAGGAGTTCCAGGCCGTCCTGGACGGCCTCAAGACCTTCGACGTCCGGATTGATGATCGCGGCTACGGAGTGGGCGACGTCCTGCGACTGAGGGAGTGGCAGACCGGCCCCACGGTCAGCGGCTATACCGGCAGGGAGCACCTCGTCAAGGTGGCCTACATCTACCGCGGCAACCGCCTGGGCAACCCCGTCGCCCTCGACCCGTACGTCGCCACTGCCCTGGAGGGCCGCGCGCCAGGCTCAGAGCCTGCGGTCGTCATCATGGCCCTCGTGCCGTTGGTCGGCACGACTCGGCCGATAAGGCCTGATCCGCGCCTGAGCAACCCGACTGCTCGGGGGGCGACGATCTGCTGGCTCTGTTACGAGGATGCCGCTAGTGCGGGCAACGCTGAGTACAGCCTCGGGTTCGGCTGGTGGCACCGCCTCGTTCGCGGTCACTGGCCGAAGGAGGATCGCAATGGTTGACGCCGTTCACTTCAGCAGCAACCGGCACGACTGGGAGACGCCGCCTGAGGTCATGAAGGCGCTGGAGGAAGTCTTCGGGAAGTTCGACCTTGACCCCTGCGCCACGAAGGAGACGAAGAAGGCGAAGCGCTGCTTCCGCGCCGGCGTCAGCGGCCTTGACCAGCCCTGGCGCGGCAAGGTCTTCGTGAACCCGCCCTATGGCCGCAAGTGGAAGGACGCCTGGATCCGCAAGTGCCACCTGGAGGTCGCGGAGGGGCGGGCCGACCTGGTCGTCGCCCTCCTGCCCAGCCGGACGGACACGCCTGGCTGGCACGACTACATCATGGAGGCGACGCACGTCATCTTCATCCGCGGGCGGATCCGCTTCGTCGGCGCCGACAACAGCGCCCCGTTTCCCTCAGTGATCGTCGTCTGGCAGAAGGGCCTGCTCGGTTGCCCGCAGTACAGCAGACTGAAGATCCGCCGAGGAGGATCGCCATGTGGTTCGTCGTCCTGATCCTGAAGCATTGGGATAGCATCGAGGGCACCATGATGGGCCTGACCGCCAAGGTGGCTGCGGATCCAGATGATCCCTGCGTCGGCTTCCTGGCCGTCTATTCGACCCGTGAGGCCGCCCTGGAGGCGGCTGAGGGTGACGCCACGTTGGTGCGCGCGATCCAGCAGACCGCGCCGGCCGAGGTGGCGGCCAGGTTAGCTGAGGGCTGGGGCGGCCCGTTGCTGGCGTCGAAATTCCACTACTTCGTCAACGGCCAATCGCTCTGCCGCCGGTGGGCTTTCACCGGCGAACTGCAGGCCGGCGAAGTGGGGGAGGCGCGCAGGACAGAAGATTGCGTGGCCTGCTACCGGAAACTGGAGAAGCGCCGCGCGGCGAAGGCCAAGGAAGCCAAGGCGTGAGCACCGCCCATCTCCAAGTCCTGCGGGCCTGGCGGGGCGGCGGCACTGACGGCCGGCCTGGCTGGGTCGTGCAGTTCCGTTACAGCGAGCCAGGCGTCCGCCGGCTGAAGGCCCTCGTGCCCGCGGCCGACCGGCAATGGGACGATACCGCGAAGGTCTGGTGGTTCGCCGACGACGTCCTGCCTCAGGTGATGAAGGTGGCGCCGGCGCTAGAACTCTACACGGCGCAGAAGAACTTGCTATGAGAGGAGAGAATACGATGATGCCAGCCAGCGAAGACGTCGAGTTCGAGCGCTTCAGGCGCATGGGCAAGGCCGTGCGCGCACTGTTCAGCGCCGTCAGTGAGACGGTGCCCGAGAACGTCGCCGCGGACGTCGTGAAGACGGCCCTGCAGATCGGCTTTCTGAACGACTACGGCGGCGACACCTACCGCGAGCACGTTGCCCGCCAGGCCCAGCAGTTTCAACTGCAGCAGAAGCAGGTCGAATTGCAGGAGAAACTGGTCGGGATCATGGAGGAGGCCGTCGGGCACCTGCGGGCGCTCGTCGCTTCCCAGTACGAGCCGGAGGAATCGCGTGAGACCACACCGGATCAAGCGCAGCTTTAACTGCCGCTGCGGCGCCTCGATCGCCGTCAGCGGGCCCGTTGCCACGGTCGAGGACTTGCTCGGGCAGTTCCGCGAGCGCCATCATGGTGAGCGATGCGGGGAGACGACGGCCATGATCGCCTCGCAGGCGCGCCGTAGGGCCGAGCACCTCGGGGCGACCCGCCAGGCATGAGTTGGCGCGAGCACATCTTCTGCCGCGACTTCTCCGTCGAGGCCTGCCTGTGGTGCCGCCGGCCCCTGAACGGCCGGAAGGCCTTGTGCTGCAGCCCCACCTGCACGGCGGCCTTCAGCACGAATCACTTCTGGTCAGCGGCGGCGCCTGAGGCGCTGCGGCGGGCTCACTCCACCTGCCTCCGTTGCGGCCGCCAGCCCTTCTGGGCTTCGCGGGACTGGACACCAGGCGCGGGCCTGCGCGAGGGCGTCAACCCCGACGATCTCGTCCGGATCTTCCTCGAAGTCCATCACCGCGTTCCCCTCCTGGGTCAGCCGCGCTCCATGACGTGCTACAACCACCAGGCCAACCTCCTCGTCTTGTGCTCCGACTGCCACCTGGAGACGCATCACCCTGGCCGGCTGGCCCGCCTGGAGGCCGTCGCCTTCCGCCAAGTTGACCGCGAGCGCGAGCGACAGCGTCTAGCAGCGATGCAGCCGAGGCTGGTGTTATGATGCCCCCAGCGGTCGACCATTAGAGTGAGGCAGGGCGCCCAGCCCCATCGGCGATAATGTGGGCATCCTCGTCGAACCTGGGCGCCCGCTCGCTGAAGGAGACACCGGCTAATGCCCGCAAAGACGAAGACTCCGCCCGCGCCGGCCGCCAAGGGGATCCGCGAACCCCAATCGATCACCCGCCAGGTCGCCACCTTCTTCGACCCCCTGACCCTCAGCGCGAAGCACTGGCGCCGTGTGGTGGCTCAGGCCCCCGTCGTTGGCGCCTGCGTGCAGACGCTGATCATGCAAATCACCGGCTTGAACTGGAAGATTGAATCCGACGACGAGGAACTCACAGAACGGTTCACTCTCCTGCTCAATATGGCCGACAACGGCGCCGGCATGGAGTCGCTGTTGTCGAGGGTCGCTGAGGACACGTTGACCATGCCCTTCGGCGGCGCCTTCGAGCTCGGCGTCTATCCTGACGGCGAGGTCGCGTGGATCGCTCACCTCGACGCCGGCCTCATGGCGCCCACCTATGACGAGAAGTTCCCCTACCGGCAGGTCAACCCGTACGACGCTCTGCACCCGAAGATCTTCAAGAGCACTGAGGTCAGCCGGATCAAGTGGCAGCCGCAGGCCGATATCGCCTATTACGGTTGGACGAAGACGCCCTGCATGGCCTCCCTGCCGGCGATCCAGGGCCTGCTCCGCAGCGACAGGTTCTGGCAGACCCTGCTGACGGACTCACCGCCGGCGGGCATCCTGGTGATCCCAGGCATGTCGGAGAACGAGGCCCGCGACTGGCTCTCTGGCTGGAAGACAATGATGGCCGGCATCGACAGCCTCAAGGTGCCGCTGCTGCCGCTCCAAGGCACGGAGAAGGGCACAGCCGAGGCGAAGTTCATCTCGTTCGCCCAGACCGCCACGGAGGCGGAACTGCCCGACCTCGTGAAACGCTACAGCGAGCAGGTGACCGCCAACTTCGGCATGAACACCGGTGACCTGGGCCTCTTCGGCCAGGAACTGCGCCTGGCCGGCGCCACCAAGTTGATCGAACTGAGCAAGCGCCAGGGCCTGGCCCGCCTGCTGAAGCAGTTCGCCCGCGCCATCAACACCGACGTCCTGCCCGACGGCGTGACCTTCAAGTGGGAGGACGTCGAACTGGAGGACACTGTCCGCAAGGCCGCGGCGAAGAATCAGACGTCGATTGCCCTGGGGAATCTCGTCTCCCAGGCTGGTCTTCCCCCCCACATCGCTATCGCCCAGGCAATCGCCGACGGCATCATCACCGTGGCGGTGCCGGAGGAACTGCTGGCGCCGCCGCCGGAGGAAGGGCCGGCTCCGGCCCCGACAGCGCAAGAGGGGCCTCCGACGGCCGACGCAGGCACCACGACGTCCGGCGAGACGAAGGGCAACCAGGCGGCCCGCGCAGGCCCAAAAGTGCGGGCCCCGCTGCTGCGGGGCGATTCTACTGACCCCATCCCGCCCCGAACGTACCCTGGCGAGACCCCTGCCGGTCGTGAACTCGGCCGGATCGTGGGCCCGTGGATCCAGCGCATCGTGAACTCCTTCACCAAGGGCCGCCTCAGCACCCTCTATGACGCCGCCCTGGGGGCGTACGTCAAAGTCGCGGAGCGCTTCAGCCCTGCCGATGAAGCGGCCAACGCAGCCATCGAGGCCATCCTGTCGGGCAGCGACTGGTGGATGGCGGCCGACCTTGAGGCGCAGATCGCGCGCGCGCTGGCCCAGGGCTATGAGGACGCGCTCGTCGAGTCGGCCGGTGAGTTGCAGGGCGCTCTCTATCAGGCCGGCCTCGCCGACACGGCCAACATCGGGTTCGCCGCGGCTCACGTGACCGACCCCGACACGATCGCCTCCCTCGAGGCCCAGGCCGGCAGCATGATCAAGAACGTGGACGACGGCACGAAGTTCTTCGTAAAGCAGACCGTCCTGTCAGGCGTCAAGGAGGGCCTCGGCTCACCCGAGATCGCCCGCAAGCTCCTCATCGACAACGTCCGGCGCGGCGTCATCGAGAAGTTCCGCGGGCGGGCCCTCAGCATCGTGAACACGGAGATGAACCGCGCCATGAGCGACGGCGCGCTGGCGCAGCAGATGCACGTCGGGCTGAAGAAGAAGCGCTGGCACAACGTGCCCGCCTTGGCCTGCAACGTCTGCGTCCGCAATACCGGCCGCGGCGCCATCCCGAACGCCTCCAAGTTCGAGGCCGTCTGGGGCTCCTGCAACGCGCCGCCCGCGCACCCAACGGTGTGCCACTGCTGGATCACCTTCGACAAGCCGGAACTGAGCGCTCTCGTCAGCGGCGGCAAGGTTCCGGACTACTGGAAGGGCGGTTGACCCAGTGGGCGCGGCGGCTATAATGACGGCATGATCCCCTACTACGCGACACCGGACGGCAAGGTGACGCCGTGAGGACTCGCTACCGCTGGTCAGAGGCCGACCTTATGACGCTGGAAGAGATGATCGCCGCTGGTAAGAGCGACCTCAGCATCGGGCGCGTGCTCGGCTGCACGGCGGTAGCGATCAACGTCGTCCGCAAGCGGCGCGGCATCACCTGTCGACGGAAGGTACTGCACTCGGCGAGGGCTATCGCAAAGCGCCTCGGCATTCCCTCTGGCGACAAGACCGTGGCGTGGTGGCTCCAGAACGGCTATTTGAAAGGCCGTCGCGGGCAAGGATGCGGCCCATACCTCGGCTGGTATGTGACGGAGGAGGCCCTGCTCGACTTCCTGGCCGATGCCCGCTACTGGCACCTGTGGACGCCGGAGAGGATACGAGACGCCAACCTGAGGGAGTGGATCACGGATACTCGCAACGGCACGCACTTTCTCACGACCGGCGAAGTGGCCGCCCGCCTGGCGGTTCATCACGCGACCGTCAATGACTACATCCATCGCCGCCTGCTACCCGCTGTTCGTCACGGCAACTGGCTTATCCGCGAACAAGACCTCGTCGGCTTCATTCCGCCGTGCGACCGAAGCAAAAAGGGCACACGACCGCGACGTTTCACAGCCGACGAAGACCGATACCTGCTCGCCCTACGCGAAGCGGGCAAGACGTGGACGCGCATCGCTGAGATGTTGGGGCGGACTGTCGGCAGCGTCTATAGGCGCTTCGACCGCATTCTCCCGCGCGACAAACCCTGCGACAAAGCACCCGCGCTGGTAGATTCGCCTTAGGAGTGCCAACATGCCGGACAAAACACTGGACAAAGTCGTCGACCTCTCGATGAATAACCTGCTGGTCGACACGCCGCGAAAGGCCGGTCTGGCCACGGCGGTCATTCTGAAGCACACCACGACGGAGGGTCAGCGGATCTGGGAGATCGACTGCGAGATGATTGACCTGGCGATGGACGCCGGCACCGAGCGAATAGGCTGCCTGCAGGGGCTTAGCGGGACGGAAGGAGTGACGTTGGAATGGACATTCGAGGAACTTCTCCTGCCGGCGCCCTGACTGACCTGGGGATCCAGGGCCTCGTGAACAACCAGGTCACCACAGTCGTCTGCGACAGCGACCTGTTCGAGCCCGTCCGTTGCCGCGCTGAGCGCTTCAGTCCTTGGCTGGGCGAACTCCTGAACTGCCATCTCTGCTTCGGCACGTGGGCGGCTTTCGGGCAGGCGGCCTACCGGCAACTGACCGGCACGGCGCCCCGCCGCGGCCTCATCCCCATGCTCCTGGACGCCTTCGCGATCGCGGCCGCCGGCCGGCTCGCGCGGCGCATCATCAACCGCGAGTCCTGATCGCTTTCCCCGCGCCCGTCGACCATTAGGTTGAGATGGGCGACAAGATCAAACCGCCGCTACTCGCTGGGCGCCCCTATTCCGGCGTCGGCGATGATTCCCTTCCTGACAATGTGAAGGCGCTGCCGGCGCATGGCAAGGAGATCTGGGTCGCCGCCTTCAACGGCGCCTGGAGTTCGTACGACAGCGCCAGCACTGACCTCACCCAGGAAGGCTACGCCATGGCCGTCGCCTGGGCCGCGGTCAAGAAGCAGTACAAGAAGGACGCCGAGGGCAACTGGACGAAGCGCAGCGTCATCGAGGGCGCCGACGGCTACTTCACGAAGGTCTGGCGCAGCGCCGATGGCAAGATGCGCTGGCGCGCGACGATCAGCGACGACGGCGTCGACCAGTACGCGACCCGTATGACATCCGACTTCCTGGACGACATGTGCCGGCGCGCGATGGCGCCTGGCGGCATGCCCTGGCTCGGGATCTCACACTATGACGTCTTCTCAGCGATCGGCGCGCCCGACCGTGTCTACCGTGACGGCCGCCAACTGAAGGCTGAGGGCGTCTTCCTGGCCGACTCCGAGGACGCGTTCCAGCGGGAACTCGCGCTGGCCGCCTTCGAGACCGCCCGCAGCGAGGCGTCGCTCCTGCCGGCGCACCGCAGCATCCGCACCTCCATCGCCTTCGTTCCGGAGGCCTTTGTGATCGAGGACTGCGGCGTTATGGCTTACACTCACGGGAGCCTGAGGCACATCGCGCTCACGACGCGACCGGCCAACTCGCGGGCCGACTTTACAGCCGAGGAGGACAGTATGCCACGAAGTAAGACTCTCCGCGACCTCCGCCGAGAGGACGCCGCCGCCATCGTGGGCGAGGAACTGGCCGGCCGGCTCTACGAGAAGGAGGGCGACGACACGACGCAGCGAACGACCGAGCACGACGGCCTCATGTACCGAGCGGCCCTGGAAGACGAGGACGGCGACGTGATGGTCAGCGCCGACGGCGAGAACTGGGAGCCCGTCTCGGCCACGACGCGGGCCGGCCAGCCATTCGCCGCCGCGCCCCTGAATGACAGGGCGACGGCCTGGGAGGCGGCCAAGGCCCGTGGCCGCATCTGGGCCTGGGCGACGGATGCCGACGGCAAGTTCAGCGGTGCCAAGGCCCGCAAGGGCTTCGCCGTCTTCGACAGCGAGAACCCCGACCTCAAGATCGGCATGGCGCTACCGCATCATGACATCGAGGGCGAGAAGTTCGTGACGTCGCAGCGCGGCGTCATCGCCGGCGGTGCCGTCGTGCAGGGAGCCCGCGGCGGCTTCAAGGAATTCCAGGAGGGCGATACCGAGGCGGCCAAGATCCACCTCGCCGGTCACTACAAGCAGATGGACATGACAGCACCCTGGGAGGCGGAGCGCGCCAACCTGCGCCATCGCGCCGAGGAGCTCTGGCTGATCGAGGCGGTGCCCGAACTCTGGGAGGACAGCGCCCTCGAGACCGCCAGGCAGGCCCTGATGACCGACCTGACGTCCGGCGCCGTGCCGCGGCCGACCCTTGACGAGGCCCGCGCCGTGTTCGACGGAGGTCACCAGTTCGGCCTCTCGCTGTTGCGCGCGACCGGCGCGACGCCGCTGACCATCATGAATGCCCTGCGCTGCATCGTCAGCGATCCTGACGACACGTGGGGCGAAGGCGCCCACCAGGCCGAGCCCGCAGACGTCCGCGCTGTCTCGCCCGACGTGCCCTTCCGCACTGCCCTGGCCGAGCGCTACGGCATAGAGCCAGCGCCGGACGCTGGTCTCATCGCAACGATGAACGCCGAGGAGGTGATGGACACAGCCTTCCACGCCTCCTGGACTCTCATGGACATCATCGCCGCCAACGTCCAGGCGGCTCCCAAGGAGGTCTCCTTCGAGGAGCGCCTGGCCAACGTGCAGGCCGCCCTGAACGAATTCGCCCAGATCATCAACCAGGTTCTTGCTCAGTCCACGCAGCGGTCACTGACCGACGGCGACGGCGTAAAGCCAGGCGGGGCGGACAAGGGTACCGTGAACCCGCCACCAGGCGAGCCGGACGCCGCTACCCTGGCGGTCGACGAGACGCTGGACGCCATCCGCGCCTTCGTGCGCGGGGCCGCGCCCGAGGGTGAGCAAGCGCAGGTGCTTCTCGAAACGCTGGGAGAGCGCCTGATGCCGATCATCCGACGAGCGGCCGCGCCACCTGACGCTGCGGCGGAGTTGGCGGCCACTGTGCTTGATCGCCTGGAAGGGATGCAGCGCACGATCGACACGCTGGTCGCGGACAAGGCGGGAGGGGGCCCGCCCGAACCGTCATCGCTCGCGCCGCGCCGGACGGCCGCAAGGTTGCCGCCGCCGCGGCGGTCAGTGCGGGCCCTGGGCATTCCCGCCCAGGAGCCTCAGCGCCGGCCAGGCGATCCGGTATCGCCCCACGACTACGCCAGGGGTGCCCACCTAAGGACGGGGTTCAACCCGTACGAATAGGAGCCCCCCATGAGAAATCTACCGCCGTTTGCGGTTCACAAGGCCCTGCAGGCGCCGAACATGTTCGGCTCTGGGGCCGGCGTGAGCCCGAGATTCATTTCCAGCGGCGCCTACCGGACGATGCGGTACGAGGACTGGGTCAGAGAGGAACGCGCTCGCGCTGACCTCGAGGGCCGCAGGGCCTACGTGCCGCCCGTCGACCAGAACGGCGTCCCGCTGGACATCGCCCACTACGCCTCCAGGGAGGAGGCGATCGACTGGGCCAACCAGATCCTCGCCGAGAGCGGTCGCAGCGACGCCGACAAGGCGCGCTTGGCCGAACTTGAGGCGCGGATGGGCGCGGACTTCAAGGAGGCCGCGGGCTCGGGAGACCCCGCGAAGATCATCGGCGTCGTCCGCTCAGCCCTCCTGCAGTTGCGCGACACCGACCCCGTCATGTGGCCGTCGCCGCCTCCGACGCCGCACGACTTCACGACGGAGTTCGGCACCATCGTCGACCAGACCGAGATCATCCCCATGTGTGAGGAGTTGGGCCTCTACAACGCCTTCCCCGAAGACGTTAACGGCGCCAACACCGACACGTGGCGTGAGATGACCATGCTCGAGTTCGCCTCGGGCTGCGACTCCTGCGCCTTCACGCCTGGCGCCTGTCCGGAGGACTTCGTGCACGACACGGAGACCCAGCACACTCACAAGCGCCACATCGGCGTCAAGAAGTCCCTCACCGAGAGCGACATCCGGCACAGCGCCGCGGCGATCGCGGCGGGCGTCGGCATCAACGCGCTCGTGGGCGGCTTCAACGACCAGGGACTTCCTGGCGAGAACGACGCCGCGAGCCTCTTGAGGGGCAGCGTTGCCGACCTGAAGGAGAAGGAGCTCCGGCTGGCCATGGTGCTCGTGCTGAACTGCTGGGACGACTTGCTCGTCAACGGCAGCAACCTCACGAACCCGCTGGAGTTCGACGGGATCCGGAACCTCATCACCGCCGCCAACGGGGCGCGGTCGTGCTCCACCACCATGACGGGCACGTTCAGCGCCTCGCGGTTCGACGACTTCCTGAGCGAGGGCTGCGCCCTCCCGCAGGCCATCATCGGACACCCGACGGCGCTGGCGCAGATCGCCCTGGCCTACATGGCGATCGGCAGCCAGACGGTCATGTTCGACCGGAACGAGGGCATCGTCCCTGGTCTGAACTTCGCCTCCCAAATCATGGCCGGTATCGGGCCGGTCGCCCTGATCGGCGACACCCGATTCCCGCGCCAGACGAATGCGGGAGGGACGTTCACCACGGACGTCTATCCGGTGCGGCTGACGCACAACGGAGAGCCGCTGATCTACAAGGCGACGCAGATCCCGCTCGCCGCAAAGGACTTGACGCCTGGCTGCACGGCCATCGCCTTCGAGGTGTGGGCCGTGACCGCCCTGGTGATCAAGGCCATGTGCGCGCAAGCGGTCTGCCGCCTGACCTTCAGCGGCATCCAGGGCGACGGCTGCCACTACGTGCACCCGTGCACGCCGGTGAACTACCTGGCACAGTAGGCCCGCCAGGCCGGCAGTGAATCGACAGTCAGATACGGGGCTCTGCTTCGGCAGAGCCCCGTTGTTCTGCTCACCGGCATAGGCCCCTTGACAGCGGCTAGTCGCACTGTCTACTATCAGCGCGGGAGACGGGGCGACAGATCGCCCAGGCGCGGTCGACCCGTAGGGAGGCCAGGCCCGTGAGGACTCTGGCCATTGACCTGCAAGCGCGAATGCCTGGGGAGTCCCGCCTCCCATAGACAAACGAATTCCCTCGCACGGCCTATCCTCCGGCGGGGTAGCGAGGGGCTGAGGGTGTCAGCCTAATGGGCCGCGAAGCTGGCATCCGCCAACCACAAGGAGGAACCATGCCGAAGGCAGACGTCCCGACGTCAGAGCCTCAGGGTGAGGCCGAAGCCACTGCCGACGTCGTCGGCAGTTTCACGATCGAGGTGGTCAGAGGAACGCTCGACTCACTGCAAAAGTCGGTCACCGTGATCAGCGAGGCGGCAAGCGTCATCCGCGAGGCGATGCAGTTGTCTCTGCAGGCTGGCGCGGGCCTTGCGGGGATCCGCACCGTCACGGCGGCGCCTGGCATCAACAACATCCAGGCCCTCCTTGACCAAGGCTGGGAGATCCTGCACCTGTCGTTCTGTGACGAGGTTCGCGAGACCAGCGCCGTCAGGGGCCGAGCAATAAGCACGCAGTGGGTGCCCTACGCCATCCTCGGCAAGCGCGGCGAGTTGGCCGCCTCCGACCGGCAGGGCATCGCCGCGGACGCTGAGCGCCAACTCCTGGAGCATGCCAGCCCGCTGACCGCGGGCCAGGCCGAAGTCCCTGGGGGCAGCGAGGAAGGGCCGGCTGACTCGGCACGACCGCAGGCCCTCGGGCACCAGGTCGAACCCCATCGGACGCAGACAGTCCCGCCCGACTTTGAACCCACGGGAGGGCTGAAGCACTGACCTGATGCTGCTGCGCTACGTCTTCCAGGGGCCCATCACCGTGGGGAAGCGCAACCCGACCCCGAGCGGCCGGATCTACCACATCGGTTGGAAGGATCCGCCGGAGATCGAGGTCGCGGATGAGGACGTGGACTTCTTGCTCTCTTTCCGCGGCTACTGTTGCACCGGCGGGAAGCGTCCCATGTTCGAGAAGGTCGAGGGGCCATGAAGCAGAAGACCCACGTCCTGCGGATCCTCTGGGGCCTCGGCGATGTGCTCTGCACGACGCCGGCGCTGCGGGCTTTCCGCGCCGCTCACCCCCGAGACCGGATCGTCTTTCGCACCCACGTGAAAGGCGCCAGGCGACTCGAGTACGACGCGCCTGACCGGCCCGCCGGCAGCGGCGGCGCCCCCGACGAGATGCTCTGGGACAACCCGAACATCGACGCCATCATCGACGCCGACAACCATGAGCGCCAAGGCGAACACGTCGAGGAGATTGAACTCCGCTATGCCTGGTACGGTTGCCCGCCCCTCGACGAGCCGCTGCAGGCGCGCTACTTCGACTGCCTCGGGTTGCCGCGGCCGGCGGACGGGCGTTATAGCGCCGACTACTTCATGCGCGACATGGAGCGGCGGGACGCCGCTTACCTGCTCGAATATCACAACAAGTGGGCCTATCACTTCTGCGCCCTCACGCCCCGCGTCGGCTGGGTCGGCAAGACCTGGCGCGACGACGGCTGGGTCGAGATCATGCAGCGCCTGCACGCGCGCGGCTGGACGCCCGTGATCCTCGCTGGCCGGCACCTGCAGCAGCGCGAGTGGGATGACTGCGGCGCGATCAACCTGAGCGGCCAACTCGACATGAGGATGACGGCGGCTGTCCTGGAGCGTTGCCAGGCGATGCTGGCGACGGAGGGCGGCCTGACCAACCTACGCTTTGCCCTCCGTGGCAGAGCGGTCGTGCTGACGTGCGCGACCAGTTTCCAGACGCAGGTCTGGGCGCCGCCCGAACTTTGCACTGAGGTCAGGAACCCAGACCGCTGCGAACCCTGCATGTGGCGCGGCCCTCATTCCCAGGGGATCACGGACGGGCCCCCTGGGAACATCGCGAAGTGTCCGACGGGGAGGACGCTGCGCGACCTGGACGCCGATTTCGTCTGGCCGTTCCTGGAGAAGGATCTGGATGCCCATGAGCAAGCCGAAGCAGCCGACCCTCGTTCACGTCTCATGGCTGAAGCGCGATAGCGGCCACCTCGGCGGCGTCGAGAAGTTCGCCGCCTACCTGCGCCAGGCGCTCAGCGAAAAGGGCTGGGGCGTGGCGATCATCGCCTGGGACGACTTCCCTGGCCATCACTACTACCAAGACCGCCCGAACCCCGACAAGGCCGACCTGCTCGGTCACTGGATCGACGGGCCGGCCTTCGGCTTCGCCCACGACGTCATCGTCAGTGACGGGTACTGGGGCATCGGCGTCAGCAGCAAGCCGGTCGTGCCCGTCGTCCATGGCACCTGGGCCGAGTTTCACGCCCGCATGGGCCTGCGGCCGACGCTGGAGGTGACGCGCCAAGGCGAGGCCTTCAACGCCCCGAATGCCTTCCCTGTCGCCTGCTCGCCGGCGTCAGCCCGTGAGGTGAAGCGCTATCACGGCCGGTCTGTCGCGGCCACCATCACCCACGGGATCGACCTCGGCCTCTACCGCCCGCCCGTCGAACCGCTGCCGCCAGGGCCGCCCTGGATAGTGCTGGAGGCCGCCGGCCGCAATGAGAAGAAGGGCGCGCGCATCATCCCCGAGATCCAGCGCTTCCTCGGGAAGGACTTCATCGTCGAGTACCTCAGCGCCGGCCTGGGCCAGGAGGCGGACGCCTTCCGCCGCGGTCACCTCTTCCTGCACCCGAGCCGGCATGAGGGCAACGCCTACGCCCTCCTGGAGGCAGCGGCGTCAGGCCTGCCGATCGTGACCACCAACGCCGGCCTGTTC